GGGACTGAGCGAAGGAGAGACTGAAAGGCTGATTGATGGTGAGATGGAGGAACTGGGCGAGAGACTGGGAGACTCGCTTGCCGAGGGACTAAGCGACGGTGACTCACTACTACTGGGTGACGGGCTGGGGGACTCACTGGCTGACGGCGAGGGGCTGGCACTCGGAGAGAGCGACGGACTGATGCTGGACGAAGGTGAAATAGAACTCGAAGGCGACTGGCTGGGCGATATACTGGCACTAGGAGAGACCGAAGGTGAACCAGGCGGCACTGAAGGGGAGACGCTTGAACTCGGACTGGCACTCCCTGAAGGCGACGCACTAGCACTCTCACTTGCGGACGGACTGAGAGACGGACTCTCGCTTGGAGATGCGCTGCTGCTGGGAGAGACGGATGCGCTCGGACTAACGCTTGGCGATATTGACGAAGACGGACTTTCGGATGCGCTCGGAGACTGACTTGCGCTCCCGCTGCTGGATGGACTAATTGACGCCGAGGGCGAGACGCTCGATGAAGGACTGAGACTAGGGGATGGAGATGACGAGGGTGAGATGCTCGCCGAAGGTGAGATACTGGGGGATTCTGAGGCACTAGGGGAAGCGCTCGCACTCGGCGATATGCTTGGTGAGGGAGAACTGCTGGGAGAGACACTGGCTGAAGGAGACTGGGATAGAGAAGGTGAGCTGCTGGGACTCGTAGATGCTGACGGGGAGACGCTCGGTGATTCTGAGCTGCTGGGCGACTGACTGGCACTCGGACTCACGGATGGAGAAGGGGAGGAGGAGGGACTGACTGAGGCCGATGGCGAGAGGCTCTCACTCGCACTGCTCGACGGACTTAGCGAGGCTGAAGGCGATTCACTGGGAGAAGGAGAACTCGAAGGTGAGGTGCTAGCTGAAGGCGATAGACTGGGTGAAACACTAGCGCTCGGTGACAGGCTTGCACTGGGAGATAAACTCGGAGACTCGCTGGAACTCGGTGATTGCGATGCGCTCGGCGAAACACTCGGACTCGGCGAAGGACTCTCACTTGGTGAAACGCTGGACGATGGTGACAGGGATGCGCTGGAACTCGCTGAAGGAGACGAACTCACCGAGGGCGATACGCTTGGTGAGACGCTTGCAGATGGAGAGAGACTTGGACTTGGCGAAGGGCTAATGCTGGGAGAAACGCTCGCGCTGGGAGACTGCGACGCGGAGGGCGAAATCGAGGGAGAGACTGACGAAGAAGGAGAACCTGCCGCCACACCGGAAGCACTCAGGATTTCCAACTGACCGGCAAGTGTCGGACTCGCAGTCGAGAGCGTAAACGAGGCAGAGCCGACTACTCCTCCTGTATTGAAAGGCTGGTCGGCGCAAGTCGCGCCATTGCCATCGTTACGCTCCAGCCACGAGGACGGCGAGGTGAAGGTTGGAGTACCATCGGCGACGCACGTGATCTGGACCGTGGACTTAGTCTCAGTGCGCGTCATTGCGGGGAAGGCGCTGGTAGTTGAAGAGGCGTTCTGCTGGGTCTCGAAAGCGCCGATTGGATCGGCCTGGTCTATGTTTCGATAAGTACTGAAATAGACGTAGATCTCGCCCGTGGAGGAGCGATTGAACTGGAGATCGAGCGTGCCGTCGTACAGCGTCCAGTACTTTCGCACCGTCGAGCCGTTACCGCTGGTGGTAGTGGACCACGCGCCGCCAATCTCGTTCCAGTCGGCTCCAGTGTTAGGGGAGATCGTCGGTGTTCCAGCGCATTCCACTGTGGCGACGATTAGATCCTTGCGACCGGCGTTGTCGTTTGCGCTGGTGCCGGTTGGCAGCGCAGGGGTCGCCGAGGTGCCTGAAGCAGTCAAAGCCTGTGAGCCGGAGCGGTAATAGACGTAATCCGGGGACGGAACACAGACTATTCCCGCCACCCATCGTGCGCCAGAGGTAGGTGAGGCGTCTTGGCTGCTGAGAACTGTTTGCTGACCTGCGACGACTTTATTCGAGGCGTTCCCTACCAGCGTGCCACTGATGATGATCTCTTCATCCTGTGTATAGCCTGATTGATCGGGGGCGTTGGTGGCTGCGCGCTGGAAGTAGCCGACGTTGACCAGCATCTCAGGCGCAGGCGTAGTGACACTGGATGGTCTAATAGGGTTGGCGGTACCTGTATTGTAAGAACGCTGGGTCCATTCGGGCAGCGAGAACGGGCCTTCAATATCAGCCGCGCGCCAGGTCTTTGCAAACGCCTCTCGCGTAACCGTTGCGCCGAGAGTGAAGATGGGATTGGAGAGAGGAAGAGAGTCGCCAGAAACCACCTTGTGCCAGAACCACGTTCCTACGAGTCCGTTAGTTGAAGTGCCAACCTGGACTTGTTGAACGCGGGTCCACCCCGCCGGATTGCCCGCCCAGAGCGTCGATCCCGTGTTCCCGATTTCAATGTAGATGATGTCGCCAACCGCGTGAGTGGGCAGGGTGACGGTTATCGTCGTCCCGGTTCCGCCAGGACTGGTCGCCGTAGAGTCGAATACGATAGGGTTAGCCACATGCGTTTACTGGAAGTATTCGTTGCCGGTGATCGTAATATCGATAGGGCCGGTCGGCGTTTCCGGCCACGGGTCTAACATTTCCAGCTCAACGGTGATAAAACGAGCAGCGCCGATAATTCCCTGAGAGTAGTTAGCCTCACCCATCGTCACTTGTAACTGCGGATTTTCACCGGGATCATTGTTGCTGTAGACGCGCACAGTGCGAAGCGGTTCAGTGGGCACGTTCTCCATTTGCAGGACTACCTGAAACCATTGAGCGTTTCCGATGTACTCCAAAGTGCGGAAGCGCGAACCTCGGGGCAGTGATTCACTGGGAGAGAAGAACGTCCCTGCGGAGGCGATTAATCCGCCTATTGGGGCCGCCGCAAAAGCAGTTGAGCCGTAGGACATTCGAGCCTCCTAGGTAATTGAACCGTAGATAGGGATATAACCAATAAGCGTGCCTGCGAGGTTATAGATCGGCATCTTGGCAGCAAGCGTGCCGACCGCCACTGTCGCGGATGCGGTTTGATCCGTGCCGAAATGTCCCCTGGCTGAGACCTGGGCCAGTGAATTGCTCACCAGCAGCGCCGCTCCTGAATCGTTCTCATCGGCATCGCCCAGTCCTGCCGTGCCTCCCACTCCAACTTCCATCACCATACCGCCAGCTTGTGATTCCACGCGCACCGTGCTGGAAACACTTCGCAGGGCGACCTGATCGGTCGCTTCAAACTCCAGCGCGCCGGGCGCTGGAACGTTGAAGTCGTCTCCAGTGCGGGTGGTGGGCAGCATGTCGTCGTTGATGGCCTTGGCGGTCAGTCCGGCGACGAGCTTGTAGGTCTTGCCTTCGATCTCATGAGTAAATCCCGCCACGCCGGGCGATCCCGTGCCTTCATGGCCGCGTGCGATGGTTAGTGTGTCGGTAGATATGCCGGTGACGCGGATCACTTCCACGTTGGGGTCGTCTGAGGGATCAGGGAAATCAGTCGCGTTCCACCAGACGGCATTGAACGGCACGGCGGGAAATCGCGCGCCGCCGCCGGAAGCTACGTCGATTGAGGTGGCTTCGTCGTCGTATAAACCGTCAACTGTGGCCTTGGCAAAGTTTTTAGCTGCGTCCATGAGTGCTCCTTCGAGTGGTGTCGGCAGCGCATCCTATCACATGTACTCCTCGTACGAGTATGAATACGCATCGTCCTGCGCGGGTTCCTTCTTACGCGGGAAGAACGCCTGCACCACTGCGTCGCCGTCGTCGGTGGAGCGACCGAGGCGCGCGGGCTTGCGCAGATCGTCTTTGGACTCGACACGTAACTTGCCACTGCCGGTCATCCGCCCACGACGTGGTCCAGTAAGGTCGCCGGTAAGGAGATCGCAGGGCGGGAGGGCGACATCGCTGTCGTAGGCCGGATCGAGGAGTTCGCGCATGTTCCACCACGCGGCGGAGCGCTTGTCGGCAAATTCCAACTCCTTTGATCTGTCCTTGAGAGTGGTCGCTTCGCCCGCGTTGAACGCCACTGCGCGGTGTCCGAACCTCTCTCGGAGCTGATCAAATGGCCCACTGCCGATACCGATCATGTCAATCACCGCATAAGCCTGGTGCCAGCGCTCTAAGAGGTTTGAGGTATATCCCACCACTGGTTGCGTGTCAGCGATGGCGTAGCGGTCGAGTTGAGTGATGATGCGTCCCTGACGCCGCCCAATGACGGTCTTGTCACCCTTATCGCTACGCGCAATATCTACACCGAGCGCGTCCACGGGAAACGCCTCTCGTCGCCACTGCCATCTCGGCCACTTCCCTTGTTTCGCGCCTTCGATCCAGTTCCAGTGGCGGTCGATTACTTCGATCCTTTCCTCCCAGCGGCGATTGGCGGCTTCAATCCACGAGAGTGGGATGACGGTATCCTCGGTTGATTCACAGAATTCGCCCAAAACGCGATTCTTGAACACGGCGGAGTTCTCACCCCACTGGCGAGCGAGCTGCTCTACGTCCTGCTGCTTGATGCGTCCCGCCGCGATGCACTCATCCACTGTCACGTGCCGCACCCACCAGTTCTCGTACCCCGGACGACGCGCGTGGATGTCGTAGAAGCGTCCTTGGGGTTCGCCGGGAGTCGAGATAGCGAGTGCGTAGGTGTCGCCGGTCATCAACGCGCCCTCGGCGGCGTCCCAGCGACCAGCGGGGATGGCTTTCGCTTCGTCGAAGATGTAGAGAAGGTGGGAAGCGTGCGCTCCTTCTGTAAGTTCGTCATCCGAGGACGCCATTGCAAACGCGCGCCCGGTATTGAGACGCAAAAGCATGGTCTGCAACTCTAATTGCGTGAATTGCGGTCGTCCCACCTTATCCCAGCGAATCCGGGTGGCCCATTTATGGATCTCCGGCCAGAAGAATTCGCTCAACTGTCGCCACGCGGAGGCCGTGGTAGGGACTTTCCAGTCGTCGCCGTCGTGCGTCAGGGAGAAATGGAGCAGGGAGATTGCTGCGAGACAGGTTTTACCCAGCCCGTGAGGGCCACGGACTGCAACGCGACGATGACGAGGGAGCGCGTCGAGGATTTCGTCCTGGTATTGAGTTAGCGATTCGTCGCGCCAGTCGATGCAATCATGAGCGAAGGCGACTGGATTGCTGCGATAGGTTTGCTTGAACTGTTCACCCGGTTTGTCCAGCGAGCGAAGGTATTCAAGGAGTTGGACCTGTGCCTCGGGCGGCCACTGCGTCCAGTCGGGACCGAGGACGGGGTGCTTGCGACGCTGCTGGAGGCGGGCGACCATGATCGGTCAGGATAACACAACACAAGCGCGGTAAACGCTGGTAGAATTATAGACCATCAATGGTAATCAAGTTAGATAAGGACATTCAGGCGGCAATGATGTTTCGCGTTCTATTCGGTACGCAGGACGATCATTACGACCGCGATGCAGCAGCGGATCTAATCAACGGCCTGCGCGGCGTGGACGACGAATCGCTAGGGGTGACAATCGCAATCTGGGCCATCAACGCGGCGGAGGAGATTGAGCGGTATCGGAACTAACCATTGAGAGAACTGTCCAAGTGACCAAAACTAAAATGGCAATCGACGATAAGATAGTTCAAATCGTTCCCGCAATGGGCTGGTTCGCTCGTTATGATGATCCTAACGACCCGTCCGGCTACGTAGACGCCGCCTTGACCTGTTGGGCGCTAGTGGAAACCCCTGAAGGAGAGCGCCAAGTAGTCGGCCTAGACGGCGGAGACTACATTTCAGTGGCTGACGAGCTAAACGGCTTCCGTTGTTATATCCATGAGTCCGAACTCGCCAAACAACACTTTATTTAACCTTTTTGTCGAATTGAACTACTAAAAATTTGACTTCAGCATTAGTCGTGTTAAGCGCTGTTAAACCTTAGTCAAGACGGAGTGCGTGGATCTGGTCTGCCCCGCCCCTCTTCACCACAAACAAGTCACTTCCCGGCATGGGGGTACATCGCAGTCGTCGTCGCCGGTCCTGGTTGTTGTAATCACCACACGTCAAGGCGATTGTACTTATTACAACGGTTGTACAATGTAAAAGGGCGATCAGGGCGACGGCTCACACTCACCTATAACCACAGCGCATAGTAGTAGTTATAAATCGTCCCTTAATGTAATAGGTGTGATGTCAGAGTGCCGACAATTGCGGCATAACGGGGCACGATGAGGCGTGATACAGGCAGGGATAGAGCGTGGTAGTAACAGCCACCTACTACCGCCGCAACTACCTATATCCTCTATTCCTTTTTTGCTGATTCTCGCTCGGGAAGGGGATTTGCAGCACGGGTAGCGGTACTATCAACAGGAACAGCAGTAATAGACTCCTCACTGGTGTTGATAAACTCCGTAGTAATAGCCGGTAACTGTTTCAATCCTAGTTGCTGCATCCGTTCATTAATCTCACCCTGGACTACAGTGATGTCAATAGTGGTCTTATCTCGGAACTTATGGCGATGAGCCTTGAGCCAGAACATAGCCAGTAGATTGTCATTGAAGGCACGCTCATATACCGAGGTTTCCATGATGTCGGCACTGTCCTCATGAGCATCTGCTATCGCTTGGGCAAATTCAATATCACGTTCCATCCAGCGGTAGATCGAGGCCCGTGCGCATCCGGCATATTGAGCTGCATGGTAAAGGGATGCCTTGATTCGATAACCTTCGACTACCCTGCGTTTCTTCTCTACTGTCCCATCGTCTCCCTCGAAGGTGTAGTCATCGTAGTCTGTAAACCCTGTAGATTCAATAGTTTGCGGGTCTAGAGTAGTACTCATAAGTGAAGATTATAACACGGTAGGTAAGTGTTTGAGGATTTGCCGAGCGTACAACCCGCTAAAACGCACTTCACTGCCATCGCTGAACTTTACTCGGGCGGTTGGTGGTTCAGTCAATGGTCCGCGCTCCACCCTAGTAACGGTCTTACCTTTCAGCGACGGACGAATATCCATTACGCTGTCGATTATCGCTTGCGCGGTAGTGAGTGCGTCTGCCGTGCTCATAAGTGGGATATTACTATGATCTACGGTAGTAATTGCGCCAGGTTATCGAATTGCCCAGTGATCAAGCTTGTTAACCACGCGCCGAGAGTAAGGTAGGTAGTGGCGATTAAGGCGATTGCAAGGGCGATCGTGGTGGTGGTTTCGAGTAGGTCTTTCATACGTGTCTCACTTCCTGAATGTCAGTTCTGGCAACCTTGTGGATTTGCTCAATTGGCGCTTGTAGTCCGCCGGGATTGTAGTAACTGCGCACCTTGATATTCACGCGCGCGATACTGACAACTTCGCCAATTAGTTGCGCGCATCGCTTATCGCCGTAGCAGCGAACGTAGTCGCCTACGTTTAAAGTATTACTGTTGGTCATGCGCGACCTCCAGTCGCCTGCGTTTCTCTCTGCGGCCATGTTCACCCTTAATCCAGTGTTCAACCCACATGCGATACCACGCGCGCGGATCGGCGCTATGTAGGCCACGGCGAAAGTGATCACTATGCTGGTAGGCGCTTTCAGTCTTTCGCTCAACGTAGTCGATAAGCGTCTCATCGTCGATTCCAATCTGATGCAGCACGTCTGCCGCGACTACGGTAGGCAGTAAGCCGGTTGATTCAAGTGTACGTCGTGCGCTCATCATTTCTCAATCCTTCACCTGGCGCGTGGGTTTGCTGCGGTGACGGCGATTTAATATCGAAACAGCGTATCCGGTTAGCGGTTGTCGGCCTTTGACCCTCGCTGGAAGGCGGTGCGCCTATCGTGACTAACCGGATACGGCCTTGCTAGTTTGTCCACTTAAACTTTAACGCCCTGCCTGCCATTGCAAAGTGATCGGTAAACTGAATGTTCCGCCTAGATAACTCGGAGCGAAATTCCGCCATTGTTCTAAGGCTTGTAAAGACTGCTTCTATTTTGCCTGTCTTAAATTCCTTGACGGATATCGCGCCAAATTCCCTAGCTTGCTGTCGTGTCATTTCCGATGCCTCTTCTTTTAATGACATCTTGCGCGCTTGTTCGTATAACTTCATTTCTCACCCCTTCGCGGCCTACCGCCCTTATGTCCATTGGCGCGAGCTGGTCTACCAGTGTTTTGCATGTTTCGATTAACCTGGAATCGTCTTAGATCCTCGCTGTCAATCCGCACCACCGGCAATTGAATCGTCACTATTGGCAAGCGTCCGGCCTTGATCGCCGCATGGATCGCCTGCTTCGTCACGCCTTTCATTGCCGCTGCTTCTGTTACCGTCAGTAGTTTCACACGGACAATCTACCCATTAAAATAATTCTTGTCAATAGCGATTATTTGCTTGACAGGTAAAACTAAGAGGAGTAGAGTGCGTTTGTTCGATTTGATCGATAAGGAAAGGTTGAAAAAAAACAAAATGACAAAGATATTCACGGATAGCGATTTGCAACCGTGGGCAGGACATCAAGGGTTGCTTGCCTCGCCGGATGAACTAATTGACGCGCCGTTAGCATGGCAGAAACAAGGACTAACACAGACAGCGAGCGGATACGGCGCAAGGTTGACCACGCCTCGCAAGATCAACTTCAACGGTAAGGAATATCGCCTGTACGCGACATGTTACGGCAACGCGGCGTCAACGTGGTTCACGGTCAAGGGTAAGAAGATATTTGTTGATTAGCGAAAGTAGGATGCCCACGCATCGATTGAAACACGAAGAGGAGATACGGTAATGACCTACTATGAAAGCGCAGAGGGTGAAGTAATTACCAAACAGCGAGCAATTCAGGAATGCCGTTCTCACGACGTGGACGCACGGGAAATGTTTGAAGACATCGGCGAACGCGACGAGTACGACGCACAGGAAGTTCTAGATTAGCTTGGTTACTAAGGGTTGGAATTGATAACTGAGACGGGAGGAGAAAACGGCATGGACACGACAATTATGGAAGTGTTAGTTACGCGCGAACAGGCACTAGAAGAGGCTCTTAAGGCTTTAGGTCAACTGCTTTGCGCTACCAACCACTACGGCTTCACGGATAAGCATTCAGAAGAGTTCTGGGAATTACGAGGTGACACCGCCGCAGAAAACGGACAAAGCTCTGACGATATTCGTCGCGAAGTTTGGGAGACGGCGAGACGGGCGTACAACGACGCTGTACAGCTTTGGTAGCGCATGTTTCAGATAACTGAGACGGGGAAAGGGAGAGATGACGATGAACTACTACGATAACGAACTACCAAATGGATTTCAGGATGCCGACATTGAAATGGCCGCGCTGGTTAACGCTGGCAATCGTGCTGCCGCGCTGAAACGAAAAGGCATCTGTACACATGGTTGGCTATTTGCGCCGTCTTATGGTGAGGCGCACTGCAAAGAGTGCGGGCAAGTATTCCCGAACGCACAGGCGGCCTATGATGCCGCGTCTGAGGCGTTGAGATAAGCGCACAACCCACTTGCATAACCGGGTAAACACTGGAGAAAGGCTAAAACAATGAAAGTGAGTCAGCTGATCGAACAACTGCAAGCGCTCCCTGGTGATCTTGAAGTGGTGTTCCTCGTCAATGAGGAACATATCGAGACGTACAGCACCACGGTTGAGAGAGTTGCGGTAACCACTGACCCAGACGGCGCGCAAGTTGCGCAATTAAGAGACGGTAGTCCTACTTTTGCGGAGATGATTGAAGGGTTGCGGACTACGGTGTAAAAAAAAACCAGACTTGGGCGAGTACAAAACAGCAAGGAGAATCAGAACAATGAGAGAAACCAAAGCAACCAAAACGGCCAGGTATTTCCGGTCGTTAGAGAAGATCGGCGTGTCAATCGAGGACGCCGATAAACTAAGACTGATCGAGCGCGCGCTGCACCGTTGGGCCGAACTCGAATGCGGCGACGGCAATGAGCACGGATCGTGGGCGATTGAACGTGACGATGAGACCGGGAAGCCGTATTTCGTCAACCACGTCTACGGTCACGGTCAATGGCCGGATCGAATGACTCGCACGCCAACCGCCGATCGTGAAAAAGGTGCGTTGAAGCGGCTGGAGAAGATCATGGTTCGCTACCCGGAGTTGACCTACTACCATCAATCAGATCCGCGCGGCTGTGCGCTGTGGCTGGTGCCGCGCGAGAAGTTGAGCGACGGCGAGCAGTTGGATTCGGTGTATACGCGCGGCGTGGCGTGCTGTGTTGATTAAAACTGAAAGGACGATTGGACCATGACAAGCAAATCATTAACCGCGCGTGAAGCATTCTACGCGCTAACCGAAGGCGACGAGACGGCCCGGCGACAAGTGACGCTCAAGCTCCTCGCTCAAGTCGAAGTGCTGTCAACCGCGGTCCTGGAACTGGCCGGCGAACGCAAACTGGCGACAGGAGTTGATCCGCTGACGATGAGAAGCCGGGCGGTGTTAGGGGATTTTATTGAGTTGCCGCGAGAGGCGAGCTGATTACCACTGACAGAAAGGAGAATTGAAAAGTGATGAATCGACAGCTACTTTTAAGCCAACTTGAACGGTTAGTAATTCTTAACGACGGATACGATGCTGTCTTATCGGCACTAGAGGAACTACTACGCGAGGGTTATCCAGTTACGTCGAGCGCGGTTAAGACGGCAAGGCAACAACTGGAGATAGAACAGGAGCAATCATGACCATAGGCACAACAAAGACGGCAACAACGCGCGACGACGCGACCGCGCAACAATGGGAGCCTCAGTTCTCACCGTGGCGACACGGCGGATGGTACATCGATAACCTTCGTTATCCATCAGGCGCGGTCGGCTGCGTGAGTCGTAACTATCCCGATAAGAAGTGGCGCATCGTCTGCGATCCGCGTCCCGAAGAGTCACGACCCACCTTTCCGAGTCGGATCGCCGCTGCTTATGGTGAGCGGGAATTGATTGCTGCGATGTTAGACGGTCTGCGGGATGATGTGCTGATAACAGATCACGGTTTCGTACCTCAGGACGATTACAACGTACGACTCTGCGGGATGCCGGACTGCGGCTATTCCAAGTCTCAACATCGAATACCGGAGAAATCATCAGACCCCGCGCAGCCAAGCCAAGCGGTGGGCGGGGAACACGATCTAGCCCTGCCGTGGACAAGTACCGGAATGCACCTAAAAGACAACAAGGGCCGCATAGTTATGACTCTGACTTCCGCAATCGGCACGTTCAGTAACGAGCAGATGGACAAGCGGGAAGAGTTTGTATTAACCGCTGTCAACTCGCACAAATCCCTGGTTGCGGCGTTGGAACAAGCGCGTAACGTGCTCTATGACGACGATCCGGCCACGGCGAAGGCAATTGCGATGATTGACGCCGCCCTGACTCAAGCACGAGGCGGGGCATAGGAGCGCAAAATGAATCAATCGTTAACGGAACACAAACAACCAGACTTGCAATCAGATTTGCCCGTAATCGCCAGCCACACCGCCCTACTTGACGTCCTCGAAGCCGCGAAGCTCCTGATTGCGATGAATAATTGCAACTATGACAGAGATCAGATGCGACGTTCGGGCGGGTTCCAAGGGCTGGAGGAGGCTGTGGGACGGGTTGAGGCGCTCAGACAGGCGCGAGATGGGGAATCCGGCGAATAGAGCCTCTCAGACGCATTTCACCGTGTCCGAGGTCAAACGAGGGGTAGAAATCGCTTAGATAGGCTGGAATGAGCGGGAACGACGCCATTAGAACGGAGAGTAACCCCATGAAACCATCAGAACTGCCGGAAATCGTCAGACGCGCTCTTGTCGAGACAGTCACCGACGTCGGCCAGTTATCGAAATCAGACTTGTACCAATTGAACAAGTACGTGAAGCGCGGCTGGTTAAGTCGGGGCAAGGGCGGCCCGTTCCCGATCCTAAAAACCGTGTACGCGCATCCGGGGTTTGACTTTACGGCAAGCCGTGACGCCTACGTGGAAGCAGCGATGGCCTGTTACGAGATTGAGAAGCGGTTGCGGACGAACGGCTACTTCGATACGCAGTCACCGAACTACGGCAAGGATCTGAGCGATCACGAAGGAGTACAACCATGAAGTCAGATGACGCGGACGTGATTGAAGACGAGGCGACGGAGCAGGAGATTCGACGTATCAGACAGAAACGAGGAAAGCAGATGAGTGAGACGACAACGACGGAGACGCACGTACTGAACTGTGATTCACGACTTGGCTATCCGTGTACGTGTGCGCCTCTGCCCGAACCGGATACTGGCGAGGAGTGGCACGTCGCGTCTGAAAGCTCACGAGAGGACGGAGAGGCAACGATCAAAGCGGGCATGGAATGGATCGGGCAAGTCAAGCGCAAGTACGCCGCGCAAATCGTCTCCAACCACAACGTAGTCCCGAAGCTCGTCGCGGCACTCGAAGCGGTTGAGGCGGCATTCTTTGAGGATGCCAAGTCTGGAGCCAACGTAGTAAGAGGAAAGTTGATACCCCTCGACAGCGAGCAGCATCCGTGGATTCCCGGCGCCAAGGCGTGGCCGGTAATAGAAATCGTGCGCGCCGCCCTCGCGCTCGTGAAAGGACGGGAGTGATGCCTCTCGCAGTCGAAGAACGTGCCGAAAGGATTCGAGAACTGCTGTCGAGATCAGACGTAATCGAAGCCATGAAAGAGCGCTGCGAGGAACAGGGTCACGACTACGAGAATTACTGTTCGATTACGTTCAGGGTTTACCAATGCTGTAAGTGGTGCGGAGAGGAGCGCTAGGCGTGAACGGTCAACTCAACCGCCCTCGTCTCGACCTCTCCCACGACCGCATCAGAGATCATCAGAGAGACGCCTACGAACACGTCTTCACGATGATGATCTACTGTCTCAAGCGCGGCGACTACGAGACGGCGCTGTGGCTGAAGAAGCATCTGCGGAAAGTAGAGGATAACGCATGAACGTCTCCGAACTCCTGGCCGCTCGCAAAAACGATCAGACCCTCCACATGCGCTTCCCCTCAGACCCGGATACGACACGAAGACTGGAGGCTGTAGTGAAGTGGAAGCTGAATAGCGATGCTGGGCTGCCGCTTTGGAGGCGTATCTTGCGCTGGTTGCGGCGGTGATTTTCTTAGTTGACGAGAGTTAGTAACTATGATAGAGTTACTTTCCATGATGAAACTGGAGAAGCCAAGCTACACGAGAGCGGAGACGGCGACTCTCTTAGGGGTGTCTCTTAGCCGTGTGAGCCAGATTGCGAAGTCTATGAATATCAGCCTGACGTGGAAACGGTACAACGGATTCAATTACAGCCAGCAGCAGGTGCGCCGGATGATGCAGCGAAGCACGAAGCCGGGGCCAAAGGGGAAGAAATGAGACGTCATCACGGCACTTACTGGAACGGCAAGGGCAGACATCAAAGACTGTATGACCGCCTGTATCCCAAGCTAGTGCCGGACGCAGATGAGGCGGGCAGTGATTCCGGTGAGCTATTGCGAACCATGTCGAACGTCTATTACGACATCTACAACAACGGCGGCTGCAACCTGTTGGACGCTAAACGCGCCGACCTTGAGAACTTTGAATCACTGGTTAGAATGTGGGGTATCACAGGACACTTGAAAACCTTTGAAATGATTCGGGGATTCGCCGCTAACGATACAGACGAATCACACTGCGAGAGTTGTGAATGTCCTACCGTCGATAACGACCAGCGGCACTTCACTTTGGATCAGCTACGCGAACCGTTGGAGCGGCTGGTAGACGCGGTCGTAGTCAAGGTAGGGCAGATGGCAAAACGCAAGATGCCGCACTAAGACTCCCCGGCGTTAATGAAGAGGGAAAAGCGATGAAACTATTTGAAATACTGTACGACGGAGCTTCTCGTCCGATAATCCAAACCCCAACCGGACGTTGGTTAAGTCTTAGTCAGTTCCAGAACGGGAAATGGCAACCCTACGAACGAGAAGACAGCGACTGCCGGGCGATTACCGAAGCGTTAAATTGGATTCTGATTCACGCGCCGGACTTGGTGAAAGAGTGGGAAGTTGACGATGTTCCGCGCGCAACCTGACGAGTGAGAAGGAGAGGATGATGGCGACGACTATTCGACAACTTTCATGGACGCCGCGCAGACGTGGGAATATCTACTGCGCTTCTGCGTGCGGTGCCGGATGTAAGGTTCAGGATTACGAGCGAGCGAAGTCACTGGCGGCGAGAGTAGCTAAACGCCTCGGTCTAAACTGGAAGCCGCACGTTCACGAAAACATGGGCTGGCACGCAGCGGTTATTGACAAGAGCGGCTGCTGGTACATCACCATTCATCGCTATGGGAAAGCAATGAGCTATACCGCTTTTCTTGGTGAGCCGTTCAGTTACGCAGGTAAGTGGGCCGAGAGTGCGAACACGCCAGAAGAGGCAATTGAGAAGGTGCGCAAGGTGGCGTATGACGCGCTGGCTAACATGCAGCGAATGGTGACGATGGCCCAACAGGGTAAGGGAGTGCTCTATGGTAAGCGCTGACTTTGATTCTGACACCCTGCTCGCCCGGCTCCACGAACGTCAGACTGAACGTGATGACGACGCCACGATCTGCGACAACTGCCGCGCAGGGCTAACGGAGACGGATCGGGAGCTGGGATTCTGCACTCAGTGCAAGTCGAGTATTGAATCGGATGATGAGGATTTGAACGAAGTGGAGCGCGGCGATTACGGATGGGATGGGTATTCACATGGAGACTAATGAAGACTGAAATGGATGGGAGGCAGGGTTATGACGACTGAACGCGAACGACAGACGCAGCCCGTAATAAGCGACGACTACAGTAGCGACAAGGCGAAGCTGGAACTGTGGGAGCGCATGGCGAAAGCAGTCATCCGGGCGTATGCCAAGATGCCGATGGCAAGCTATAACGCAAAGCTCAACGGAGAACTTGGCGAACTAACGGAGAAGATCCGGGAAATTCAGCCCTCGTTAAAAAGCTACTACCCACTGGACTAAAGGAGACGCTATGACCCACATCAAACCCAACGACGAATGGCGCGTGGACGGCGGCGACTGGCAAGTGGAACAACAGCCGTTACGACCGAGCGATATAGACGACGGCGCGCCCGGCAGTGTTCACGACAGCGACACCTGCACTCTCGGCCCGAACGACACGCCCTGCGACATGTGCGTGGCGGCGGATGAGTACGAGCGGCGACAAAGAGAGGAAGTTAACATGGATGAGGAGTTCGATTTCGAAAACGTGCTTTGCGTCTGCTCTTACCCGCTGGACAACGAAGGGTACTGCGTTATCGATACAGATCATAGAGGTATCTACCCATCCGGCGACAAATCTCGCGACCTTGCGGCAACGGCGGCGCAACTGGTCAGTATCAGCTACAAGCGCAAACAGCGACAGCAGGCACTGAAGACGCTCGCTCAAGCTGGCGTATTTAGCGGGTCGTCACAACTGGCGACGGAATCCGGCGGAGCGCAAGGACAACAGGCGAAGACCCCCTGCGACTGTCCGCTTCATCGCCTGTCGCCTGAAGAACGCGCCGCGCGCATCGACGCAGCCTGCGATGCGGCGCTGGCTGAGAATCAGACTGAGCAGAGGTTGTGGGCTGATGCGATGACGGTCAGAGCGGCGTTGATGGACGTGATCGATGAAGGCTGTCAACACCCCGACGACATGACGCACGAATGGCGGCTTGATTCTGGCCTTGAGGACTTCGCCAGTGAGCAACGAGCGCTGTTTGCCGATGCCGTCCTGCTTCGTGTGATCGAACTCCAATCCCCGCCGCACGACTTCCCGCAGCTCCACTTGCTTTGCGATCGACATAAACGAGCGCGACTGGCGGCGCACGCGGGCGAGTGTCGAGACTGTGCGAGGGAGAGGTTATGACGACCGGCAATGGCACGAGGAAAACAAACAGTGACGAGGGAGCTGAGTAGCAATGGCTAAACGAAAGCGCGTGATTCATTTCTCAGATAGCCTTGGGCCGATCTGCGGTATTGCCAGCGACCGTGCAATTGGAGCGCGTAGTCCAATGTTCCCGATGGGCGTTAGTTGCTCCAAGTGCTTGAAGAAGATCGCGGTCATGGCGGGCGCGTTGATGAAGTTCAAGAGTGAAGTCGAGAAAGCGTTAAGCGGAACGGAGACCAATGACCACTCAATCTAATTCAACTGCACCGGAGACGGGGGAAGCGCAGGCGTTGTTATCGAAGGTTGCGCCCAAAGGCAAGATTACGAACGGTGCTGACGCCTACCTATTCGACATGCGCGGCCCTGCGTTAATGAAATCGCTCATCACGTCCGTCGCTGAACTGGAAAGAGAACGAGACGCGCTGAGAGAGGCGTTGAGATTCTACGCTGATCCACGCAAGTACGAAGGACCGAATCAACGCGCCGATCCCGACGAAGTATCAGCCGGGCCATTTCGGATCGATGTAACCAGGGACGGCGGTAGACGTGCTCGCGCAGCACTTGGAGAAACCAAATGAGTAGTACCAGGGAAGTTGCCGTAGGAATCGTAAATCAAGTCGCCATTGGGTGCTGGCAGTTTCAGAGCGAGGACTGGCTAATTGACGCAATCGACGCCGCCCTGCGCCAGCGAGAACAGGAAGTGCGGGCAGCGATTACACGCGCGGTCAGCGGTCGCGCAAAGGAGCTAAAACAAATGGCGTTCGCGCCGTTGCTGGACAGTGAAACTATCGCTCGCTTTAAGGCTCAAGCTGCCGTCTGCGATGAACTGGCAGCGACAATCCGCCGCCGCGACGACATACCGCAGGAAGGGGAGTAAAGGTGACGGCTAGTAATTCTGACCCGCGTGACAATGGCTGTCTCTGCCAGCGTTGTAACTATCATTACTGCGTTGACTTTATGTTGTCCGATGACCAGTGGGCCAAGATTTCAGGAGTGTTTAATCTCCTTTGCGGGACTTGCATCGTAGAGCTAATTGTGAGGCGCAAGAAGAATTTGACTACTTCGATTTAGTGAAACCGGAGGGAGCGAATGCCGCGACACAATGACTCTATTCCAATCTTCGCCCTCGCACTGCTGACGGGCACGGGTTACACAGTTGAGCGGTCTAAGTCCATGCGATACCGCTTCAATATACGAAGACCGGACGGCGAATTGGAGGTAGCGGCGGTCATGCGCGGACAACTTGGCCGTGAGTGCGCGTTGATACGAAAGCGAGTAATAATACCGGAGGCACAGGAAGGAGAACGTAGCTGATGCCAAGTAAACTCGCACTACAAATCGCGCAACGACACTGCGAAACGATACAGACGGTTGGAGCGTTGAGACTGGCTAGTAACGTGGACACTGAACTTGCAGAAGTCCGCGAAGTACTGGACGGACTGATTGAGTTTAGCGATCAGGTTATCGAAGCGTTTGAGATTACACCGCTTCCCGCGCGTCGCCTGTGCCTTGAAAGCGCCCGTGCGCTTTACGAGAAACTTCGCACTGATAAGTGAAGATTCCAAAGTGAGAAGCGTAAAAATTAACGTGACGCAGGAAGACATTTCTAACGGCTTACACTCGTGTAGTCATTGCCCGATTGCGCTAGCACTCACCCGGACTTTCAATGTGCCGGAGGGCGATGTCAACGTCGCATCGCGATGGATTGTTGAGGGCATCGGTTTTGGTGACACGCCTGATAACGCCTGCAACTTTATTCGGGACTTCGACAACGGCAGACCAGTGAAACCGTTTTACTTTTTCGTAACGGTCTAAGTGAGGATTCCAATGCCAACTAACACAAAGGAGAAACCAATGGAAACGAACGAACCGAATAGTTGTTGTTTCATCGGCCCCAAGTCCGGCTACCAATGCGGCTCTGATGCCGAATGGCGAATCGTCCACGGCAGCACCTCGGACGACTATACCGAGTCTTGTACGCGGCACGTAGGGGAGATGCTCACCGACGCGCCAGAACATAAGATCTATCCGCTTGAGGGACTGAATACGCTTATACCGTGAGCCGAGAGGGAGGCGGAGATGCCAACTGACGAGATGAAACAGCGGATAGCGGAGATGAAGGAAGCGTGTACGCAAGCGGTGCTATGGAACTCGGTCGAAGCTGCCGACTTCCGACAACTGGCTACGCCCGCCGCCGTCCTTGCCATCATCAATGAGAACGAAGCGCTGACGAGGGAGCTCGCAACCGCTTGTCGTCATGGCCAGGTGTTGTCGGAAGAGGTTGATCGGCTCTACGCCGCAAAGAAAGAAATAGAAGAAATCGCGGCAGGGATGGCCGATGTAAATCAGGGGTGACGTAACGCCGTTTGAAGAAGTTCGTAAGCGGCTCAAAGAGCATTAACTTGGCTCAACCCGGTAAGAAAGGTGGAATATGAAAAGTTTAGCACAAACCAATGACCTAGACGGCCCTGAGGCACTGGAGCGGGATTCTGTCGAAGTAGACGACTATAACTTACTGACGGATGGCTCGACTGTCTGGTTAAGCCAACAAGCGCACAACCAGCTCGCGCAACAGGAAATGGCCATTCCTAAGCCAATTTTTGACAAGTTGATCAGTCAATACCATGCCCCGCAACGTGAAGTAACAACCCGGTAAGAAAGGTGGTGGAAGGGGATGAGCGCAACGGCAACTCGTAAATGCGGACATTCAGTTTGGCAACAATGCGAGTGCGATAAGCCAATCAAGGGCGCGCGTGAACGTGTAAGACTAGCTATTAACGCGCTGGCAGACGAGTTCTCAAAATGGGCACACGGACTACCGCATGACTCGACCTGCATCGTCTACGAAACAGGCATGTGCTATTGCTCTGTTCATATGGCAATGCGCGCCGTTGACGAGCAATATCGAGAAATGACCGCAGCAATCGACGCGGTCTACGAGGATGCGGTGGTAAGTGAAAGGCGGTGAAGGTGATTCTAACGATTGAAATCACACCTGAGATCGAGAATCAATTTGAGCGCGTAGGTGTTGCTGATTTTGGTAAATATCGCTATGTCGTGAAGTCGGAGCGTCGACTGATCGCGGAGGGCGCTGTTCACAATCCCGGAAGGGCTCACTTCAGTGTTCTATTGAGACGGATTGCCGACGACGCAAAGCAGCGAGAGTTTCAGCGTGTCATGTCGGAGTGAAAGGCGGCAAACGAAATGACTGAGAAGCAACTGGAAGCAGCGGAGCGCGAACCAGACGAGACTCCGAGTGATCGCTTGAATGGAATCAGGAAGCGCACACGGCGTTCTGGAACCATCACAGTGGACGACTGGAATTACGTCGAGTCACTACTCCAGCAACCCAGTACCAGCGAGCGGTGCGGGGAGTGCGGACATGAACGGCGCTACTTCCGCGCGGATTTAGGCTACTGCGTCGCGACCGTGTCTCTTGATAGTTACGGGGCTGCGAAGGACTGCGGCTGCAAGTGCGTGTTTCCAGCCGACTGCGACTACTACAACCTCATCAGGCAAGAGGACGAAAGGAGCATTCCCACTCCCGAAGAGACGGCAAGGGAAGCGCGCGAGGAGATAGCGGCGCTGTGCCACGATCAGTGGTCAGGATGGATGCGCTATCTGTTTGAGCATTGCTCCTTGATTCCTGAGAGTTTCGCTATCCGCTGGAAACGCCAAATGAATACCAGCTATGCGGATCTGTCTGAACCTGAAAAGGAAAACGACCGCAAAGAGGCTGACAGGTTTATCGCACTGCTTTCCAACTTCCCGCCCACTGAGGCTGCGCAAGTAGCAGTAGAAGCAGCGGCGAATGAAGTCGTTCAGCGCGTTTATCAAGCATCTCCCGGTGAGTTTGCCGATCTCGCAAAACTTGTCGCCGCAATCATCTCCAGGCACTGTACTGACGCCGGAGAAGTAGAGCGGCTGCGCCACGGTGTTGATCTTTTGTCGCTTAATAAATCGCTCTGCGCAACCGTGAACCAACTACGCGCCGAACTCTCTGCGGCACAGGCTAAGGTTGCGCTTTGTGAAGGCGACCCACTAGCGGCCACCCTCGAAGGACAGGGCCACGAGTTTCGGATTGAACGTCTCCGTGCGCAGCGTGACGACGCCCGCGCCAACGCTATCAGAGAGTGCCGCGATGCCGCCAATCAGAAGGCTGAAGAGTATCGCGCAACTGCCGAGCGGTACGCTGAACATGCAAAGCGGGAGACGCTGCCTGAAGCGAGGGCCATTGACGAAGATTCACGCGACCAGTGTTTTGCCAAACACAGCGCGATGATCGTATTCGCCGCTGCTCTGGAATCACTAGCTAAAGAGGGAGACGATGGGCCAACTACGACTACCTGAACGTGCTTGCTGTTTAGAGGCATCGCTACTTGCCTGCGATGACCTTGCTGACAAGGTACTAACGTCCCTAGACACCGCATTCGCAGAAGCGGCGACGTATCCGCAGCACGAAGCACGAGAACAAATCGCATCGCGCAAAGGCGCGACTAACCACCCCGCAGAAAGGGAAGAGGGAGAAGTAATGACTGACTTGATCGTGTTCGCTGCGCTGGCTTACCTGCTTGCCTGTGTTTTCCACTTGCCTTTGCTGCACGGACAGCCGCGACGATGGTGCTTCATGTGTAGGGCAATGGAAATGAATAACGGAGAACCTAATGAGCGGAAAAGATGAACAGCAGGCGCTTAGTACGGCGACAGCGGGTGATGATATTCGAGCCATGCTGAACAAGGCCGACGAGATCGTCAAACTGTTGCAGACGGCGGTTGACCTTGGGTATTCAATCACGTTCTCTCCAGAACAGCTCCGAGTGTTGATTGCTATTTGCGAAGAGGCCCGCTTAATCAAACAAGGAAAACAATGACCACTAACAACAACCCACCCCAACCAGCAGACGTGGCGGCAGTGCCGGACCGCTGCCCTTACTGCGGAGCAGAAGCCATGCCCTACGACAAGGATTACTTCATCGTGAACCATAGAGTTCCCTGTTATTGGGTAGGGCTGAAGTTTCAGCCGCAGTACATCCACGTGTCCAATGTCGCGACTTGGACCTACCGCGCCACTCAGCCCGCAACTACCCCAAGCAGCGCAGATGTAAGAACAGAGATCGCACAGCGCTTGGCCTTGGCGCGGTCAGAAAAAGAGAACGCCGAACGGAGCGGCTATGACAAAGACGCACTTCGTCTCGACGGCGCTGTCGGCGTACTGGAAAACTTACTGGAAGACATTGACATCGGCCTGCCCGCTCCACCCGATATCACTGAGCGAGCACGACGGGCGGCAGAGAAAGTAGCGGCCTGGGCAGGCGGCGACGGTCGGCCTGACGGCAATGCGATTAGCGAGATAGCGGAGATCATCGTAGCGGAGTTTGGGCGGGAGGGACGACGACGGAAAGGCGGCAACGATGAAAGCAAAACGTGAAGACGAAGAGGTATTACAACGACGACCAATAACAGCCGACGACAGCGCCGATGCTGATATTGATCTCAACTTCGAGGAAGTTGCGCCGGTGCGGTGCGCGTTCCTGACTGGCGCAGCAGGTTGCGGTAAAACATATCAAGCGCGCGAAACGATCCGTAACGATCCAGGTGAAGGCGTCCTCTGTGCAACTACGGGGATCGCAGGCGTAAACCTCGGCACGGTGACTATCAACTCCCTGCTGAGGTACTTCGATACCGACTCCCTTCTCAATGCGTTCGTGTCGGGCCGGTTGGTAACTCGACTGGCGAAGTTGGCGCAGTCAGCGCGGAACCTATACGTGGACGAGGTGAGTATGATGCCCGCCGAGCAGCTCGACACCCTGCACCAAGCGATCAGGCAGGCGAATCGGCGCAAGTCGGTGCTGAACTCGCACAACCCGGAAGGAATCGGGATCGTGCTGGTTGGCGACCTCTGTCAACTCCCCCCGATCAAGGCCCGGTGGATCTTCGAGGCGGACTGCTGGGGTGAGTTCGACGCTGGGACGACCCGACTGGAGAAAAACTGGCGACAGGGGGATGAGACGTTTCTAGGGGCGATTAACCACTTACGCGCTGGCCGAGGCGCGGAGGGAGCGGAAGCGCTACGAGGGACTGCGACTGAATTCTCGTCGGCTCTCGACCTCCATTTCCCCGGCACGACCATCATGGCGAAAAACGATGAAGTGGATCGCTTCAACTGGCAAGCGCTCCAACGAGTGCGCGGGGAGAAGTTCGCCGTGAACTCAAAACGCTGGCACGTTGCAGGTCCTCCCGGCGAGTGGTCGCACATTCCACAGAAGCTGGAATTAAAAGTTGGAGCGTATGTGATGATTCTTGCCAACGATACGACCTCGGGTGAGTTTCGATACGCGAACGGCGACTGCGGGTTGATCGTTGGTCGGGACGCCTCCTCAGTCCAAGTGCGCCTTGCTCGTAACGATGAGGTAGTGGATGTCGGCGCAATTACGCGAAAGGTGCATACAGTGGACCCCGACGAATGCGGGGGATTGTCGCCTGTGCCAACCTGGGGCGAACCGCACTTTGACGAACAAGCGGAGAAGTACGTGGTAGGGGCGGTGCAGTATCTACCCCTCCGCCTTGCTTGGGCGAGTACGGTACACAAAAGCCAGGGTTTGACTTTGGATCGCGTCCAACTCGACCTCCGCAACTTCTTCTTCGGTTCCCCGGCGATGACCTACGTGGCGGTGAGCAGGTGCCGAACACCGGAGGGGTTGAGGATTGTCGGAGATGAAAAGCTGCTAACTACCCGCTGCAAGATCGACCCTCGCGTTCAACGGTGGATTTAACACCGCCAAGGTTAGGTTAGGTTAGGTTATCCTCTACTCCATTCTCTCTACGCGCGTACGAAAAGAGAACAAAACAATAGGAAAATGACCTAACCTAACCTAACCCGCCCACCTACTCAACAAGGATTTCGGCGTCCAGGTCGGCGTCTTCCATATGTCGTAAACCCATGTAGTAGCTGACGTTATGAGGTTTGACGTTGATAAAGCCAAGGCGGTCGAGATCGTGGGTAAAATTCCTCATCGACATGGCTCGGTAGCCGTTTTTAGTCGCCCACTCCCGGTATTTAGCGTGCAGAAATGACGTTTTTACTCGGGAACTTGAATCACGCTCGCAGGTCTCATCGACAAAACAAAATGTAACATCGTTGTGCTCCTTGTACTGGTCGCGAGCGGTGAGGAGTTCAACAGGTACATCCATCGTCTGTCGTTTTTGTAGGTCGCGTAACCCTTCGAGCGCCCAGTTTGCTACAGCCATCGGGTGCGCGAGGATGGCTTCTTTTAGCCGTGGGTCACGCTCAGGTTCTGGGATCGAGGGGAAATGGATCGGAAGTACTCGACGAAAGATCCCTGCCCCTTCATTGCCGATTGTCGGCAGCATATTCATACCCCAGATGATCTTTGCGTGGGGACGAATCGTGTAAGGGTTGATGTATTTACGTTCCACGGGGATGAGTTCGCCGGAGATGATGGCATTGATCACGTTAGCCGCACGGATAATACGGGCGGGCATTTCAGTGGAGATAGCCAGGTTGCGACCGGGAAGTTGGGAGAGGGCAAACTGTGACCGTTCGATCTCGCTCAACCCCAACACGCACGCCTTTGCCCCTAACATCGCACATAACGCTTCGATATAGGTTGACTTCCCGCCTCCTGGTGGCCCCCACAACCAGAGGGCCAATTCGTACTTGGTTTCGGAGGTGAGACAGTAACCGGCAAACCGTTGCATAAACTCAACGTGGGGAAGAGAGGTAAGGAACCGTTCCCATTCGGGAAGTCGCGCCGTTAGGTCGTACTTAAACGGCAATTTGCTCGTATTGTAATGACTCGGGGAGTGCGGCACGGTGGACCATGTAGCAAGGTCGAGCACGCGGTCTTTAAAAGTGATGATGTTTGGGTTGGCGTCGAACAGAAGATCCGATACTGCCACGCATTGACGCACAAGCTCAGTGATCGACGTGACTGTTCCGTTTGTAACACTAACCTTCCCGTACTTTGCCGCTGCTACCTGAACCTCGTACTTGATTTTTAATTCTGGCACCGATTCCCATACACCCTCGGAGTACCGACGCCATTCGCCCAATCCATAACAGAGAGACTGGCGATTACCCGCTAGAAAGCGATTACGGACTTCCAGGTGGGGGGATAGTGGCACGGTTGACTGTTAGATTTTTCTGAAGATTTTAGTTTCGATGCCGTTTGTGCGACGTTTAAACCTGCGCAGTTCGGTTTTCGGCACCGCCAGGCGTCCGAGGATCTTGGTGAACTGTACACGCTTTTCCTTAATGGCCGTGTAGACTGTAGCGTCTTTCACGCCGATTCGTCGCGCGAAGTCTGGCACTGTCAGGAAATCTCCCATGCTCGCGGATACTAGACCAAAAATAATTCGCAGTCAACTAAAAATAAATGTTGACCTGAGTCAAAGTTGTATGTATAGTGCGCGACGTGATGACAACGGTGACGACAACGACCACGACGACCTACTCCCATAGTCAACTCGACTCCTACAAACAGTGTCCATTGCGCTACTTCTATGAGTACGAGGTCGGGTTGCGAAAACGGGGCGACGAATCGTCGGATCATCATCTCAGGTTCGGAGAAGCGATTCATGAGGGACTGCGACACCTCTACCTGGGCGACACGTTAAAGGCGGCGCAGGAGGCATTTCTGTCCACCTATCCAGTGCAGCTTGACCCGACCGACCTTGCTAAAACCCGCGAGAACGGGGTAGTTGCGCTTGCGTCGTATGCGCGTCGCTGGCGAGACGAGGATCGTAAGTGGAAGGTAGTGTCGTGCGAGAAAGCCGACGCGCGTGAAGACGGCTACATTGTCCACTTGGATCTGGTAATGGAAAACCTTGAACAAGGTGGGATTTACGGGTTTGACCATAAGACCACAGGGAAATATCTCAACAGCGATTACTGGTTGCAGTTCAACCCGAATAGTCAAATCACCCAATACGTGAAGTTTATCAAAGAGCGATACGGAGAGTGCGATGGATTCTATATCAATGCGCTTAGTTTCCGGTTTCGTCAACATGCTTACAAGGGTGAACCGGCGGGTTTTTGGAACGCTTTCGAGCGGCAGATGTTCAACCGAAATGAGGAGCAACTGACAATTGAGCAACGGTCGGAGTCGGACTGGATTGCCGATATTGAGAGAAGTCGAGAGGTAGGGGTCTGGCGTATTAATACTAATTCCTGTCGCTTCTGTTCATACCGGGCGATCTGCGCTGCTGGGTGGTCTTATCCACAGGACCAGGAGTTGATCGAGGTCCAGTATCGACAGGTGTGCAATCGGACAACGGAGGAACTGCGTCGCTGCGTGCTGGACAGAGATCACGATGGTAAGTGTAGTCCGGTGACGTTGTTCGACGCGCCGATGGAAGTGGTAGTGGAAGTTTAAATTAATTACGATAGCGATTATATGAGGAACCAATGCCAACAGCCGCTGAATTCTTAAAAGCCGACCCAATTTACATCCTCTTGGTCAATGGACCACCGGATGCCGGTAAAAGCGATCTAGCGCTCACCTTCCCCGCGAACTACGTGATTGCGTGCGACCCGGTGGGGCTGGAGTTTCTCAAGCTGAAACGCGCAAGAAGCGTCGAGCTTGCGAAGAACCTTGTTCACTTGGAGGAGTTCAATAGTGAGCAGTCGAGCGAGCTGAAGGATGCGTTTAAGCGCACCGTTAACCCCGACGACCGTTCGTCGATTTACGGGATACTGGCCCATGCCAAACAACTAGCGAAAGAAGGTAAGGTTAAAACGATCACCCTCGATGGATTGACCTACTTTATGCAGATGAAATGGGCGCAGATCAAGGCAAATCCGGCGAACGAGGCGAATAAGTTTGCAGCGTTTGATGCGTTATCGATCTTCCTTAACGAGTTCATTCGGGCCGACTTCCTAACAATGGCAACTCGGCTCCGGCTTAACGTGGTGATGACCTGTCATATCCAACGAGAGAGCGACGAAGCGATGGAGAAGAAGACGGTGAAGGACAGCGACATAGCACCGAGGATCATCGGTTCGTTTCGTAACACTATCGACGGGTTGCCGGGTGCGGTGATCTACCTTGAACACAAGGTTGGCAAGGATGCCGCTGGGAATCAATCGCTTAACTATTGGGCCTACTGCCAAAAAACCCCGGCGATGCAAACCATTATCCAGGCGAAGAACAAGTACGGGCTGCCTGCGAAGATCGATATTACCAATAAGAGTTTCTATGAGATTTTGACGGCGACGGCGCGCAATGGCCAGTCGAAACAGGGGGCAGCAACGGCGACCACGACTCCAGTGGCGACTAAGCCTGCGTCGGCGTCGTGAACACGATGTTCTACTGAGGTCTATCTGTGGACTTCGACATTCTAACAATCAACAACTAACCAACAAGTGAGGAACGACTATGCCAGAATTAGACTACGGAACAGTTGACGACAACAGTGAAGCGCCGTTCAGCGTGACCGACGAAGTGGACGTGGGTGATCTCTCCGACCAGCAAGGGGGCGTGTTGGAACCGGCGGCGAAGGTTCACTTTCATATCAAGAAGGCGTCGGTGCGGATAGCGGAGGACAAAGACACGCGCACGTGGATGGTCAAACGGCTGGTGGTCGAGGCGCAAATTGGCCCCGAAGGCGTGGACGGCGAGGGTAAATACGCGCGAAAAGTACTATTCCCCGAACTCGTGCTGACCTTCAATAGCAAGGATTTTCCTGACACCTACAAATCCCCGTGGTGGCAGAACGAGGCGCGTTACCCAACCAAGCAATTCCTCAAAGCAATGGGCGAAGACGTAACCAGCGTGCGGGTCAACGACGACTTCCTGACATCGCTTATCGGGCGGGAGTTTATCGCCGACATTAAACGCCGGGAGATTAAAACGAAGGTCAATGGTAAGTACGAGGGGACCGGCGACTTCAAAAACGAGCTGTCCAACTTTCGCTCTGCGGAATCAGCAGACTCAGCATCCGCGTAGGGGGCGTGGAATGACGGAGCAAGCGACGGCAGGGACGGGTGTAATCATGGCTAACGAGGTTCGCTTTACCTTGCCGTCGCTTCCCGTCAGCGTGAACAGCTTATATTCGATTCGTTATTCGACAAGGGAGGTCTTCTTGAAACCGGAATGTTCCCGATGGAAGTCGGAGTCCAAAAAGTACGTATCAAGGTTTAAGCCGACAGCGGGCGCATCGGTGGAGATTCACGCAACCTACTACTACCCGTTTCATTACCGCAATGGAAAGCCTCGCGTGTTCGATGTAGCGAACCTTTTAAAGCTGACCATCGACTGCATTGCCGAGAAGTGCGGGTTTAACGATTTCCTGGTGCGGCGCGGGTCGTGGGATGCGGTGGATTCACCGGATGAGAAGGTGGAAGTGGTACTGCGCGAACTGTGAACCTGTGGAATTTTGAAGTTTGACAATCTCTCGCACCCCTCCTCCCCGCGCTCCGGTGGAACAGGAGAGGATTCAATCGGGTAGGTGTGGTGGGCGGGGGAGGGGATGCTTGAGGAAGGACGGGAATCAACGATGGCGACAACGACAGTCGAACTCAACGATAACGAGAAGGCGCTGCTGGCGCGGGAGGTCGCCGCTGACCGCTATGAACCACCGCTTGTAGCGGACGCTGCTGACGTATTGCGTATTCCGCGAGATTCATTCGTGGCAGGCTGGGATGCGGCAATAGCTTACCTGAACAGCGATAAGAAGGGAGAGGACGACGAGGACTCACGGCTCACGATCATTGCAGTCCTCGGTAAACCGACTCGCTGGTCTGACTTTGTTGAAACCCTTGAAGTGGAGAGGCTGTAAGTGCCGCGCTTGAACTGGGCCAATCGCCAATCTCCCGGCGATTTCGAGGTGAGTGCTCCGACCGAGGTCAGCTACGAGTTCGACTACGCGCACGCGGGCGGCGCAAACCCCTGGCCGGTGAATCATGGCAAGGTTAAGTTCGGGCCAAGTCTAATCAAGAAGGCGTGGGCAGCGGGATTAGTGGTCTACGCGGTGATTGACGGCTTCCCGCACCCAATTGCAGTCAAGGAGGCGCGATGGACGAAGAATCACGTGCTCGAAGTGAAAACGCTGGAAGGTTTGAGGCTGCCGACGCGCCTCTTTACGAGAACGACCGTGCGCGGAATGACGACCAGTGGGGAGCTGATCGAATCCTCGGATTGAAGTGTGTCGGACGGGAGAGCACGAGGCGATAACAATGACGTACGGAACACGATCTGGCGGTAGTGGATTCAGCTTACGCGCCTCGTTGTGGCAGTGGGCGAAAGGTTGGTTCATGGGTGGGCCACACTTCATCATAGGAGATCGTTACTTGCTACGCTGGTACGTTATTCCGCGCAACCCGTGGCTCAACGTCTACTTGCATAAGTTCCTGCATGACGATGAGGATCGGGCGTTACATGATCATCCGTGGTGGTTCGTCAGCGTCATGGTCTGGGGGAAATATCGAGAAGTTACGAATTCTTCCGGTGATTACTTCTTTGAGCGTGGCGCTCCTTCGATAGCTTTCAGATCGGCAACGCATGCACACCGAGTTGTCTTGAAGCGTGATTACAAGGATCGGCCAGTGCCGTGCTGGACATTAGTGACGACAGGCCGCGTCGTGCGGGATTGGGGTTTCTTGTGCTCGTCGGGTTGGCGACACTGGAAAGAGTTCACCGCCTACGACGATGGTAAGGGCGACTACGGACAGGTTGGGAAGGGGTGCGAATGACAACTACTATACAACAATCGTACAAAGGCCCAATCAGCGGCCCGTGCTCAGCCTGTGGTGATGGCGATACCGCGATGAAATACCACGACCACGAGCCTCGCCCCACCAACCTCCGCGAGTTTCCGGCGCGCACGGGGATCGTTATCAATTACGATCAGTGGCGCGAGCTGATGCGCGAGTATATCGACGAAGTAGCGGGCGCTGACAGCGATCTAAAAGTGCAAATAGAATGGACGATGGAGGCCTTCTTACAATGGGCTGCCAAGAGGCAGAAGGAGATAGCAGATGGCAAGTAAGCAAATATCAACAGGACGGCGACAATTGACCGTCGAGCAGAAATACCTACTACAACGAATCCCGTCATCGTACCAGATGAACGGCTACAAGGAGCGACCCGAACCTGCCGAGGTCAAGCAGGCGCGGAAGATTGTCGAGCGTTGGGATAAAGAGGAAAGCCGACTGCGATGTCAGGCCGGAAAGCGTAACGAAGCACTGCGAGCCAAGGCGCGCGAGGCTGTCTACTTCGACACACCGGAGAAGGCACTGGCGATTGTCCGACAGTGCGAAAAGATGCTGAAAGGATGTGAGGATTAATGAACTTACGCAATGTACTTAGGACTTACGCGCTACTCCGTCAACTCTCCGACGACGAGTCCGCCTTCCTTACTACCCTGCGCGCGATGAATGAGGGTGAGCGCCAGCTGCTGGCCGAGGAGTTACAACCCGAGACAGTGACGACAAAGAAGAAACCAGCCGAGGTGTTAACGCGCAAGATCGAGAAGTGCGACGCCTGCAATTACACGAGACGGGCGGCGGTGCATAAGGACGTCAACGCTCCCGGCTATCACGAGTTCATGCTGCCGAAGTCGTCGAGTGCGAAGATCGAGAAAATTGAGAACAAGTCAGCACGGGCGGTGGACATGCAGACCACGTTGAGCAAGAGTTTAGCCCAGCAGCTACAGGCGACTGAAGTGAAGTGTGCCTACGTCAACGGCGGCAAGACGTGTCTCGGCGCTGAAGGTGACGGGATTCACGACAAGTCGCTTGGCTATCTAGGCCACCACCCTTTCGTCTCGTCTTCCTCTGCACGACCTGCGGCGGAGAGATCGTCCACGAACGGGCCAGATCAGAGTTCCGAGATCGCTTCGGAAAATGTCTCAGTTGCAGCGGGCGCAGGAAGTAGCGAGTGAGACTGGACGACTAATGCAATGCCCTTCCTGTCACCGCCAGGCATATGTGATCGACTCCCGCCAGGAGGAGCACAGGCGTTCACGGCGTCATCGCTGTCGAAATTGCGACGCGCGCTTCACGACTTACGAGATCACCGCCGAGGAGTACGAGAGGTTGCAGTCGGTCAAGGTGAACATGGGCGCGATTCGAGGCGCAATCCAAGCCCTGCAAGTGGTGGAGAAAGTGGCGACTAATGGAACTGCCAAAGACTGAATATAACTTTCTACTGGGCTTTTACACTGGGCTCACGGTATTTGAGCCAATGACGAGCACTTTCACTTATCTGACTGAGCCGGAGCGCAAGGAAGTGCTACTGACGATCTCGGTACTGAAGCGGAAGTTGGAGGAAGTGATGCCGAGGGTGCAGGATAGGGAGATTACAGGAGGCGCATAATGTTTGACGAAGTTCTAAAGCGTGAACCGTTGACACAGGCGAATCTGGATATGCTCGCACGAACGCTACGGCCTATCGAAGCAATGGTCGTTCGTCTTGGTGATGCCGATCTATCTAAAGGTGCGGGCGTGCTCAGTAACAACCGTAAGTGCATCTGGACGCGAGACGGACACCGGATCACGTTTACAATGATCGCGGGTGGCGGATTCCTAAGCAGTCTCAGCAAGGATGTTGATCCGGCGGCTACTCAACCCGTGAACGTGGAGACTGCCTGATGCCCTTCTGTCCCAACTGCGACACTTCCTACTACCGCTACTGTCTTGCCTGCGAGTTGCGGCGGGAGGAGTTATTGCGACGGTTACAACCCGATAATCGCATAGTATCGATTGCGGTTGTGGCGGGATGGGCGTTGTTTGATAGAACTGAAACGCGGGAGAGAGTTTGGAGGGTGGGATGAGTTTTCACGACGTTGAAATTGCCGACAGTCAGGGCAGTTGCTGCCTCCGATGCACATGCGGCGAAGAATGTATTGGCGCTTCGTGGGAAGACGCGGGCAAAAAGTTTGACGAACACCTGAACGATGCAGCGGTTTACGATGACAGTGAACGATAATGATCAACTTACCACGGCAGCAGGAATGGGCTCGGACGGCGATTAACTACTACCGCGCGAAGGTTGCTCTGTATGAGTTGATGGTCAAGGAGTGGCAAGAGGAGCTAGACGTATTGACCGCGAAATCGGACGATAATGAAGGAGACCCCAAGTGCTCATCGAGCTAACCCTATTGATCGCCCTTGCGCAATCACCACGGCAATCAGTCAACGCTTCCCCGCTCCCACCCTCGCACCTCGTCGCCCTCGTCTTCAGCGACACTGACACTCAGTTCGCGCGCCTAGACGACTCCCAGCGACTCTACGACGCAATTGAGGCCAAGCGACTAGCGGGGACGTGGAATGATGACGACAGGCGACTCTATACCGCCCTAACCATCGCCCTGGGCACGCTTCCTGACCGAGAGAGGCTCTCTGTGCCCCGATTAGGGACGAGGGAGAGGTTGGATTGGGAGGTGCGGCGAGGAGTAAGACTGCCCGTACAGGAGAGAGAGAAAGACTAAACCGCAAAAGGAGAAGGAGGTCGCTCAATGAAACAACAACGACAATCACTATTACGCAAGCTACTGACACTGCTCGTCCTAGGTATCGCTTTAACTGTCAGCGCGCTGCCGGGACGGGCATCTGTGGACGCCTACTGCGAGACAGGTAACGTTACCTGCTGGGACACCTGCATTTACGGCTACGCCCAGCCGTGCATCAATAACGGCGGAGGGTTCGCCTACTGCTACGGTCCGGTTCAGTATACGTGCTACTGGTTTTGCATGGATCATTCGTACCCGGACTGCCCGCTCAGTCACTAAGCTACGATTATTGCCGATAATACTGAGAGGACGACTAAGTAGGCACTGGGCCAATCGACGGTCGAAGAGGTCACAGTGGACGGTAATCGATCGGAAGAGTTGAGACGTGCCAAGCGCTGAACGTATACGATCTTACGACTTCTCACTCCGTCGCGGAGAGGTGATCATCGTCGAATGGCGACTAGCACTCGGAAGGGACGATGATGGAACTGGCGGGGTGGGCGCTTCTCGCGCAGACGAACAAGGCGGGTGAAACTAATCAGTCAGCCTAATCAACTATCAACTAAGGAGATCACAGTGAAGACTCGCTTACTAATACTCACGGTTCTAGCAGTGGCGGTTTTAGCGCTGCCGCCAGCCCCCTCAACAGCAACTTCTTCGATTCCCTGCGACCAGGCCAACGCGGCCTGCGAAGCTTTCGCGGACGCGGACATGTCAACCTGCGTGCTGGTCTACGGCAGCGACATCACGCCGGACCAGTTTCAATCTTGCGTGGCGCATGCCGTTCATCTCTACCAGGGCTGCATGGGCGCGCATGGGTGTCCGATTAATAACTAACCCGGACAGTGGGTGGTCGTGACTGCGGGCCAGCGGCATGGCTTAATTGCGCAGGACGCGGGAAGCAGGTGGAGAGCTACCCCGTAAAAGAGGCGGCGTCAACCGTGGGAGGCGGGCGTCGTCTCTTTTATGTCTATTCAGGACTTAGGTGGATTTAACTGATGCGGCAAGTAATCGCTTAGTCGCACTCCGTTCGGATAGTGCTCGCAAACGGTCAGCTTCCCGGCAGCAGTCAATTGGTCCGTAAATAATTGAGACGCCTTCGCGTCGTCTCCCGCGCTTAACGCCTTCATTCGCCAGTCATCGCGCTCGGTTCTCAACCTGTCGATCGTCAACTGCGCAGCGTCCAGTCGATCCATCATACGCATCACGGCGTCTCCGGCGCTAGAACCGGCACGAACGGTAATTTCAGCAGCGGTAGCTTCTGTTACGTGAACCTCAGCGGCGGGTTTATGACGATTTAGCCAAGTGGTGACAAGTCTGTGGATAGCCCCGCCTGCAACGACTGGAGCAAGCCAGCCGAGGGCGGTTTGTATCCAGTGAGGCCACGCGGGGGATTCCTGCATCGTTCATACAACTTTCGCACAGCGACCCTCAGCACAGTCAGCGGTCTGATTGATCTTCGTTTCAAGTTCATCTAGCTGTTGACGGGCAATAGCAACATAAGGAAGTTTGCGATTACGGTACTCCACCGACACGGACGAGCACGGGAAATCGTGAACGCGAAACTGGCTTGTCTCTTCTGGTAGCGACTCATTCAGCGGTAGTTCCATCCAAGAGCCGCCGGGAACCATTGCCGCCCATCGAGCGCCTGTTGCAGTGTCGAAGATCCCAAGGAAGGCCCATTTGGAATAGCTCTTGCCATCGTGATCCATCGCCGTCCAGCCGTAACGGTGATAGACGCGCCTCAGTAGCCACTTCACGAGTCGCGGCACGTGAGGATCATCGTCCAGTGATTTCGTCTGGAAGGCTATGTACGCAGTTCTGATTTCATCGTCCAGCATGGGCTGTTCTTTTGCTTTAGCGGCCTGGGCCGGGAACGTCGCCCGGCGGTAGGGGTGTTTGAGGGTCATCTTGCGGTTTGGGCCGGGGAGCAGGTTTCGGTTCACGCTGCGGCGGTGCTGGTTTATCCGGTCGATCCTTGTCTTTATCATTAGGTGTCATCTCAGCGATTTCCTCTCTCACTATTACTCTAAAAGCATCTAGCCAGAATTGGGGCGGCATTCCTCCACTTGTCTCCGCCGAGCGTGGTAGTAACGGCTCCTTTGCTGGTCCTCTAATTAGATAGAGGATTAAAGGCGCTCGCAGTAAGTCGCCGAGCAATGCGCTGACAAATAGTACTGACGAGAACTTCCACGTTAAAGTTACGCCGCGCGCGACAAACAGCAGCGCTATCGTGCTTAGTACCTCGACGATGAACGCGTTCATGTACAGACCTACCCATTTGATTAGTGGATGGTGTCGCGAATACCATAGGCGAAGCGCCGCGTATCCGGCTCCGATTCCGACGATGAGATGAACGAACCAGACAACTATAAAGAACAGTGTGGCTGCGGTTCTCATTTACGTCGGGGGTGTTGGTTTCGGATCTCGTAAAGGATTTCATCGAATCCCTTTTCCATAATCTCATCGCGCTTGGTAAGCGAGTCGAGAAATCGATTAGCCTGTGTCTCGGTTGCCAAGCGCGCCGCGTCTCGATCCCTGCGCGCGTCAGCTAGGGTGTCGGTGATGAACGACTTTAACCACCGCGCGCCACCGATGAACCCCATTACCGCGAGTAGGAACACAACCCCGAGAGGTCCGTAGAGTTTCAGGATTGGTTCCCACTCGGATTGGAGTAACGCGAGCATTCATCTGCGAGAACTAGCCTATCAACCACGCGAGCGCCAGTGCGGCTATCAAGGCGAGAGTGAAATCACCCCGCCCTAACAGCCACAACACCAGACAACTCACAAGTACGAGCAGCACGAGAATGAATCCCACGCTTGACGACTGGTAGGTTTTGCCATTGATTACGATTGCCATTGAGAGCGCTCCTACGGGGTCGGTTCGGCTGGAGTATTCGCCGCGACTGCCGCCGCCAATCCATCCGCCTGTGCGCGCACTGAAGACGCCAGTGATATCAGTTGCGAGTTGTCGCCCGCGTCATTCGCCGCCACTGCCGCTTCGATCTTTGCCGCGATACCGTTGATTAACGCCACTGCCGAATCTACTACCGAGGTCAGGTTGGATACCTCGGCGTTCAGTTCATCGAAATTAGCCATCGTTATTTCTCCTTAGATTGATCAATTGCCGATTGAAGGTTATTGCGCACGTTGTGAATACGATCGATTACTTCCTGCACTTGCTGCGAGTTGTCCTGCGGCGTTGAGAGAGCGAGGGCGATTGCTTGTAATCCTCCACCTATCGCGTCCACGAGCCGGTTTCCGATCCCGTGAAACCCGCGCACCAGCAGGTCGAGATTACTCCCCTTGTCAACATCGTGAACCACGCGCTCTGTTCTTAGCCATGCCATCAGCGTCATCCTCGCCTACTGTCTCGATGCCTCAAACACACGCTTGATCGCCTCAATGTGAGGCCGTGATTTCGGTGCGCCTGCTGCTCCAGGAGGGGGTCCAGTTACCGGCGTCTCCGAATCGATGAACGCTTCCACGGTCAGGAGCATGATGTTCACCGACGCGAGAATGCCCATGACGGTGATTACGCGCGGACTTTCAGGTAGATTCGAGAGTGCCTTTGCTACGCCACTCAGCACGCTTCGCACGTTAGCCAACATCGACTGTGACGATGGGATGTCGGCGTTAGCCAGCGCGTCTTTCAACTTCTCTAGCGCGGGAATAACCTTAGCGTCAACGGTGATGGCGATGTCGTGCGCGCCGAGGAGATCCAGCAGTGGCACGGCCTGTTCGCTAAGTTCGATCACCAGCGTCGCAACCTTGACTGCTTTCTCCTTGGAGACGCCACCTGGACACGCCGGAGCAGTGAACGCTGTCCCGGTAGCGAAACCAGCCGCGCCCAGCACCGTAGTCGTCATCATCTCGCGTCGGTTCATTTAAGCTCCTTCATTGGCAGGACTGCCTTAGACCAACAGAGTTTACCATGTTTGTCGTAATCGTGCCGGAAAACTAATACGGCAGCTTATTTGACCGGGACGGGAACGATCTGCGTCCCACATGGGCCAGTAATCGTAATACTACTGGACTTCTTCTTGGCTTGTAACCGGAACTCGATAATAGCGCTGGTCCCGGTGACGGATTTCGATGCCGGTGTAACGGTGATCTGACCGGAGCTTGCCGTTGCGCGCACGGTCGCCGAGTCAGTCAATCCAGTCAGGGTGACGACCAGCTTCCCGGTTCCCCACTGGGTCAGCACTGGAGGAACGACGCTGATGGTCATTGCGCAAGGAGCGGGAGGTGGCGCGGGAGTTGGTTCAGGAATGGGCGTAGGCGTCGGTTCAGGCGCAGGAGGTGGCGGCGTCGGTAATGGCGTTGTCGTAGTTCCGCCCTGCGCCGCCTTAATCGCCTCAATATCAGCTCCCGCGCCCTTGTACGGACTAGAATCTATCAAGTGGTAATCCCCGGCAGCGAGATCGACAAATCCCACCTCGGCCAGTGACGTCGGGAAGAAGTTACCAGTCGGATACAGCGTCTCGACGTTCGACGGCGCTACGCCTTCCTTAGTCATCACATTCCCTGTGAACACCGCGCCGGGGAAGTATTGCTGGAGCGACGGATTTCCCGTGGACATTCCGCTTCCAAACACGCCATAGGTGTTGTGACGGGAGATGTTACTGCGATAGACGAATCCCGTGTTCGGCGCGTAGTCCGATGAGATTACATTTCCGGTATGAACAACCGTGCAGTTTTCGACTGTCACGTCCTCGGTCTTGTTGGTGATTACCAGAAACACGCCATCGCTACCGAACTTCGCCCCGTCGATCTCAAACACGCAATTCGCAATGCGTAGCCGTTTCAATCGTGTATCAGTCGGCACGGTCCCGTTGTTTGATTCATCGGCCCCAAGGATATTCGCCCCTGCTCCGGTGTTGCGAATTACACTATTGAGAAACTGCACATCCTCGATTAGTGCCGCCAGCCCTGAGTCACTCGGTCGAGGAGTGAATTGCAGCGCCCGTCCGGTCTGCGCGTCGGTCCAGCAGCCATCAAACACGCAACCGTCTACCAGCACGTTACGCGCGTTCTTCAGCTCGAACAGGTTCTTCACGGTCCATACGCCGCGCCATGATTGTGGCTTGAAAAAGACGCAGCGCCGGATAACGATATTCTGATGGATAAGACCGGAAATAATAGGAGGCGAGCCACCAAACATCACGTTCTCGCCCGCTGCCTCAAAGTACGAGTCCTCGAAAGTAAAAGGACCAGGGCCATTCCACGAACACACCGCCTGAGTGTCGTAGCCTCTGGCGTGAATCTCGCGCACTTTGGACTTGGTGATCTTGAGGTTCAATCCATTAGCTGAGATTCCACGCTGTGACTCCAGGTTCGGCCTGCCGAAGACATCGCACCCATCCAGCCACAGCCCTTGCGGGCACTTATCTGCGGAGATTTGCCCAGTGTCGAGAGTCGCCCCGCCAAAGCGAATAATGTCGCCAATCTTCATTACCGAATCCTGCACGGTGATGTTCAGCTTGCGCAGCACCACAGGCCCAGTGCCCGGCGGGACATAGATCGCGGGAAATTCGTTTCCCATCGCAGCGAGGATTTTACTGTCCACGCCACCGATGATCGTGAGCGCCTTGTCGATTACAAAGTTACCAACGCAGCGCTCGTTGTCGGGAATCTGAATTGTTGCGCCGGGCGTGGCGGCATTGATTGCGAGTTGCAGGTCCATAGAAGTGATTCCTTGCTGGCTACGGTCTGGAGTTCACGACCTATTATTATCGCACACGTCTCTTCCCCTGTGGCGAAATTGTTACACTGACGGAGAAGGCGATGAAGACGGCGACGTACTACTACTTGGCGAGCGACTCACGCTACTGCTGGGTGATTGTGAACCCGATTCGCTCGACGAAGGCGACTGACTGCTCGACGGACTCTCTGACGCCGAGGGTGATGGAGATGCTGACGGGGAACGACTAAGCGAGATACTACTGGACGGGGAAGGCGACGAGCTTGGCGATAGAGATACGCTCATCGAGGCTGACGGACTTAGAGAAGATCGTCCAGTCCCTTCAGGTGTAGTCAGTAATTCTCGAAAGCGCCACGCCGCCACTACCTTGTTGTCGGTGTGCCATGCGAGTTCCAGTTGATCAGCATCTAAACGACAGAACTTCAGCAGGGAGACGAAGCGCAAGTTGACGAATGAGGGCAGAGTTGCGTCCAGTGTCAACGTCTCATTCACCGTGCCCTCGAAAGCGATCACTCGTCGAAACCTCATCGACCCGTCCCAATAGACGAAGGCTAAATCCCGCCGTCCCTTAGCCAGTGCAAACGCATCGCTGTAATTAGTATCGCGCACCGTGATCTGATGCTCGCCGGTGTTAGATGAAAGCACCTCAAAGTCATCTTGCGCTGTCGGCACCCAGAGATAGGCGAGTGCTCCGCGTCGCTCGTAGAACCAGCCGAGGAACTGCGCAATGTTCTCGTGGCCATCCAGCACCATGCGATAACTGAACACCTCACTGGCTCCCGGCGTGTCCGACTCGCGCCTAATCAACCCAGTATCGAAATCCATCTCCTGCACCGCGCGTTCAACCTCGTACTCCCGCTCCTCTGACCAGTCGTTCGATTGCCATACCTGTCCATCGAATACCTCGTAATCGCGATATTTGATCGCTGGTATGAACGCGGTAATACGGTTCGGGGGAACGACCTCGTCTTCAGGGAGGAGACGCGCGGTGATCGTCAATTCCTCCACTATGTCGGTATGGCCTTTGATACTCAGTGAAGGCGGAAGCAGCGCGCGTCGCACCGGATAGCACGAGGAGCGATAAGCGACGTAGGAATTCACCAGCGGCTCGTGTTCGACCGAGTTCGGATTAAGCGCCGTAATCACCCTCTCTTCCCAGTGGGTGATGTTTCCGCTGTCATCCACTTCGCGAAATCCAATCCACCTTCCATCCTCGTAATCCTTATACGCAGTAGTGATCGGCGTCACAGTGGCCGATGTGGCTAATGGTTCCAGTAATTGTTCCGCGTACTGTCTCACGGGGATGAACCACTTCGCGTGCTGGTTGGCCCAGAGGAGCGCGCGGAGCTTGCGACGCTCTGCCTGCGACTTCAATACTTGCGTAAACTCCAACTCCCTGCGTGGCGTTAACCTCTCTCCTGTCGCTTCCTCGCTTCCGGTGACTGCCTGCGAGATTGCGCTGCGGAAGGCGATTCGCTCGGTCAGTATCTCGGTCCAATTGTGTCGCCACGGGTAACTGACTGGATCAGGGTCGAAATTGGAGCGTAGGATTGCAGTCGGGTTAGCGTCACTCCTGCCATTGAGGAAGATGACGTTGAGCGCCGACTCGTATACTTCCCGCTGCTGGGTTTCGGTAAGCGCATAGTCGAAGATCATTAACTCCGAGGCCCACCCTTTGAGTGGTCCAAGGTTATTCGCTCCCGAGCCAAACGTAATCCTGTCGCTGCCGTCTATCTCCAGCGGGTCGATACTTAATCCTGAATCCTGGCCCACAACTTCCGCGTTGAGATACAGCGTCACTACATCGGCGTTGCGCGTCACGACGGCGAAATAGTCAACGTCGTTGAGGTGGCTGACTGAGGCGCTGACTTGATTTGAAGTATTAGTTATGCCGTCTGTCGTAACGAACCAACAATGCAGCGTGCGAGTGGCAAGGCCGGTGGTGAGAAAATGCAAGCCATCCCCTGGACTGCCAGCGCCGCCACCGCGCGCAAAGAGATACTTAAACCCCGATGACGATTGATGCCGCACAAAGCACGCGATAGTGAAATTGCCCGTGAATAGCAACTCGGCGGGCGGAACGGCTATTTCGCAGATATTATTAGCAAACCCGTTAGGGATATAGACGCTACGCGCTGCCGGGTCAGTCTCCACTGCTGATTGCTGGCCTAGTAGGACAGGACCGGCGTCTCCGTGGAAGTCATTACCGGAGTAGTCGGTGATTTGACTACCGGCTAGATCCTTGCAGCGCCAGAAGAGGACCGGGTTGAGCGCTAGAACTGTTTCCTCGAAGGTTGCCAACTGTCGCCGTTCCCTCTCTTATAGCTGCACAAACACCTGAACCGCTATCGCTTTCATTGCCACACTCGTATCGATACAGAGAATGCCAAACTCCGAGCCGTCGATCTCGCTGTCGGTCCATGCGTTACCCGTCGCTGGATTGTTTTGCAGGTAGACGCTATGAATGGCGGTTATACTCGCTGCGGTGAACGTGGTCGCAGAGTCGTAGTCTACGCCGTCTACGCGAACGAACAGTTTGAAGGTAAAGGTGCCGGTAACTGCGCGAACCACGGCAGCGTGAACTCCTATGCATCGCGGTGTTCCGACAATACTTCGATTCGCAAACGCATAGCTATCTCGCTGATTGGAGCCAGTCGAAGTAACACTGCCACCAGCGCCACTGCTGACCACAAACGGCAGCTCGTTAACCTGCGAGAAGTTTGCGCCAGTGTTTACGGCTCCCGTCCGCGATAGCTGGGTGTAGTTGCCCGCGCCGCTCGGCGACAATACTTCAATACGCGATGGACCATATAGTTCTCCAGTGGAATCAACTGCCAAGTCTTCCATTTGATCAGCGGCACCGAATAGGGCGCTGTTGGCCGTGCTTGATCCATCCCTAGTGTCCCCCGGCCCAAAGAGAAGTGTTTCCAAAAGATCGCCCGTGCCCGCTCCTTCGCTATCATAAAGATTACCTGTCACCGTGCCGATTGTGTCGTGAATAAACAACACGGCTTCGATTTCATACCAGTGATTCAGGGAGATGTGACCACCCGTGCTGATTGCGCGCTGGGTTGAACCGTTCACGTAACGAAAGTTACCGCCCGCCACGTACTCTACTGAGAGATGTTCGTCCCCTGCTGGTGTGTACAATCTGAGGATGCCTTTGGTCGCGTCTGTTGTGATTCGGAATCGCGCGCGACCTGAAAGCGTGCTGTATGTCGACGGCAAGGTCTTAATCTGTCGCCCGCTATTGGACGATTGCCACACTCGATCATGCGCTCCTGAAACACCTGACGTGATCAGCATGCCCGACGACGTAGTACCATCCCACCACGTCGCCGTGCCACTGGTCGGCTGCATGTCAGCGCTGTCCATAAAGACAATGTTACCAGTGTCGGGTGAGCCGCCGCCGGGACTGGGCGATGCCGATGAGGACGGACTGGAACTGTCGCTTGCGCTCACGGAAGACGACGGCGAAGCAGATGCGGATGGTGATGGAGAAATTGACGACGACGGACTTGGACCACTGCTCGGACTTACGCTGGAGCTAGGGCTAGTGCTCGCGCTAGGGCTGACCGATGCGCTGGCTGAGCGCGATGGTGAAGGGGACGAAGAAGCCGATACCGACGACGAGGGAGAAATCGACGCCGACGGACTGACTGACGGCGCGCCAATTACTCCTACGTCGATATCCACGCAAACCTTCACTCCGTTCGTCACTCCCCGCAGTGAGTACGTCTGCACGCAGAACTCGTAATTCCCTTCGCCGTTCGCGGGCCAGCGGAAAGTTGCCTCGTTGTTGGCGTCCGGTACTAGCCTCGCAGGGGAGAGAGTCTGCGCGCCGCCCGGTTCAGTTGCGTAGATCCGCGCATACTGTCCACCCGGCGCGTACGAGCCGAAGACAATCCCTCCCTCGATAGTTGGAATGAACTGATTCGTGTTGTCCAGCAGTAGAGTAAGAGTTAGCCCGTCAGGCGCGAAGTCAGCCTCATTCCACGTTGCGCTCGGCGGCGCGGTATCCAACCCCGTCCCTGGATCTTCGTGCCTCGTCCCGTCAGGTTCGCCAAAGGTGCGCAACCCGGTGGAGAACTGGTCCTCGATCAATACCAGGCGGTAATCCTTCTCTTCAGGACCGTTAGGCGTAATCGCGAGGACGCGCATGACGATAGAGAACGATGGCGATTCCCACTCGAACAACACCACCTCACCACGGTAGGTGAGACGACCGAAGGAAGGGAAGACGAAGCATTCCAATGGTGCGCGAGGGAGTGCAATGGCCCGTCCATCCCTCGTGGCGATGACGTTAGCTTGTTCAGCATCCGCTACGCCGAGAAAGGACTTCGTCTCCGGCACCAGTCGGCCCTGGATCTGCTGATTGGCAGGGTCGGTGTAGATAGCCGGACGTTGCTCGAAGTTGTTGTCTTGATCGGGATACTCGACACGGATTTGATTCTTCGTATCCTCGTAAGTACCCGGTGCAAAGCGCTCGACGCGCGTGATATTGTCGCGGTTCAATACGCGCAGGGAGCCGAAGGAGTAGTCGCGACGAATCAGCCGCATAGTGAGACCGAGTGACGGTGAGGGATCGAGAATGCCGTCGATCTGCGCCAGCACGTCGTCAATCACCGCTTGCGGAGAAGTAGCGGCCTCAATCCGTCCTGACCAGCCATTACCCTCGGTATGCAAGTCTTCTGCCGCTGAGCGCCAACTATCGAGATTCAACTCCTCCAGCGGCACGCGCGCCCCATACTCCAGCGACGTAGACCATTCGTAGATAGTCTCCATCGGATTCATGTGCCGCCCGACTTTATGGAACCCTGTGGCGAGGTTGTCGGGCTGGCGGCGAATCGTCACCTTCCATACTTTCAGTTTCGGAATCGTCCCGACTCCACCAGCAGCGAAGTACCCTGATTCGGTGAATCCCGATGGACCGCGTTTGACTAGTGCTGATACTCCGCGCAATGACGGCGTCTTATTCGGTGGCTCAGCCAGTAGCGATTCGAGATAAGTATTCGCGCCATCGCTGTAATTCCCGCGCGTAATATCGCACCACGCATACTCCCCGCCACTGCCCGGTGGTTGATCTCCACCCCACGCCTGCGGGTCGTCGATTAGAAACCCTCCGCCTGAGTTATCCGTCCCCGGTGTCGCCTGATAGACCACGCGATCATCAATCGTTACCCGCTCAATATGTACGTCTGGGCCGTAGCACAAAGGGAACATCTCGCCAATATAGGAGCGGTAGGCAACCGTGATCGCGTCGAGCAGGAACGCCAGCCCGCCCATGAACAGGTAATCAGTCCACTGGGAGTCACGTTCTACCGCCCGTTGCAGGAAGTCGCCGTACCATTGACGTGAGGGAGTGAGTTCGATCGTGCCGCCCGCGTAGACGATAGGACGCACCTCACTCGGCTCGTTATTATCAATGAACTCCTTGAACGAAATGCGCTTCGGGCGCTGACGAGTCACCTCGCCGAGAATCATCTGCGCGGAGAGAAGGGCCAGTTGCCAGAACATCTACGTCACTCCCTTCACTGCCGGATCTACATTCGGTGTGTATTCCCACCCGCCCCACTTTTCACCGTTGTTTGTAAGCGCCTGGAACTTATTGGCCCATGTGGCATAGAGGAGATCGTCGCCGGGGTAGATGGTAGCGTTGAATCCCGTGTCGAGAGTGAAACGCGGGAAGCCGCCATTCAGAGTTAACGTGCCGCCGATCTGACTCAAAATAGTGCGCTTGTCGAGATTCGGCGCTTCGATAAACCCGCCTGTGAAGTAGTTATCGAGTTCAGTAATCCCTGTCACCGTGAGCACGTCACGCTGGTCATTGAGCGCCGTCACGGAGATAGCTGCTGCCAGTGCCGATGTATCAACGCCGGAGCGAGGATCGTAGATCAAATAACGTGAGAGAGCGCTCAGTGAATCAGTTAACGACTCCCGCTCGAAGAAGTGCCACACTGTCTTCAAGTGCAGGACGATAAGCGATTCAGTGAGCGAGAACTGGCAGCGCACCACCCAACCACGATAGTAGGAAGTAATAGTCGCGGTGTCGTGGTCGTATTCGTAGATGTCGAGAATGATCGGATAGGGCGGCGGGGTCAGTAGGATCTCGGCTAGTTCCACTGCCTCGTGAATCGTTACATCGATCTCGGCGTCTTGCGGCTCATTCGACCACGTGGGCAGGGTGTGCGTGACCTGCACGGGTTCGTAGTCCTCGCCCAGATGTTCCACGTGAAACACTCCCTTGACGAAACGGTGAGCCGCGGAACCGGCGCTGAATCTATAGAGGAAGTCAGTAATCATTTCAAAAAGTGAAGATGAGCGCCCCGGCGCGGAACTTGATCGCCTTCCCGACTATTACCGCTCTCGCGGGAACTATAGGCCCGCCGTTGTAGATCTTACTGAACGCTCCGCTCGGGGTATCCACGATGTCGAAAGCGGTCAAACTGCCATTCCCTACCGTGGTCGGCACGGTGTCCATTGCGATAATGACGCCATTGGTTAATCGCCCATTAGCGGGTGCAGTAGTGAAGATAGTTGCCGTGTCGCGTGGGAGTTCCTTGCGGGCGTAGCCGCCATAATCAGTCTCAGTGCCGCCGCCTGAGCGTGACGACGGTTCAACGAGCAGACGAAGGTACAGCGAGCCGCCGATGGAGATCGCAATGCCGCGATAGTAGAAGTTCAGAATCTCCTCGGCCATATTGTACGAGGCCCAACCGCTCATTCCTGAACCTCCAACATGAATCGAATATGTTCCATGATTTCCGAATCTTGCAGTCCGACTGGACACATGGGCTGGACAGACAGTGAGCCGTCAGTGCCAATTCCATAGCACTCCCAGAGATGGCCCGTTCCGTAATACTTAAGCTCCTCCCGTTCTTTGTCGTTCTCGGGCGTGACGACTAAGGTGACACCTATAAAACAGGCTTTCACTTGTTCCCTCCTAGTTTCCGAATCACCGGCTGATTCCGATACAGCAAATCGACAATCACCTGCTCACCCTCGGAACTCGTCAGCCAGTCGCGGTAGTTACGCTGATCCACCAACACCTGTCGCAATCGCATCGATCCACCACCCGCTGCTGCTAATGGCAGATTACCAACGTCTCCAGTGCTCAACGGCGTGCGGCTGATACTTCCCAGCACGTTAGCTTCAGCTTGCAAGGGGGTTACTAGCCCTCCTGATGCCATCTCCGGCACCGGGAAGCGGCCCTGTAGTCCCTTTGTCATACGCAGGAACCGAGAGAGAAGACGAGCCTGCCGGGTTACGTGGCGCGGATCGGTAGTGAGCACCGCTTCGGCATGTCCACCTTCGGCGACTCTGACAATCCGCCCACCGGGCTGAGCCGGGAGAATATCGCCGGTAGCCGCAGCGCCCAGAGCGGTTCCTAGTCCGCCCCCTGCGCCACTAACCGCAGACGACGCTGCCAGGGCCGTCGCGACCGCCGTAGCTGCCGTGGTGACAATGGCCGCAAAAGCGCTGGCGGCAGAGGCAACCGTCGTAGCAAAAGTAACTCCAGAGCCTACAGTAGTTGTCGCTGCTGTGGTCGCGCCGGTCTGAAGCGTGACCGCTGCCGAGGCTGCCGCCGTCTGTAAGCCTGCGCCTTCAACTGCTCCGCCTACGATGGACCCAGCGCCGCCAATACTTCCCTTTCCTTTATCACCGAAGCCGAACAGTCGCTTAATACCGGCAATGATACCGCCACCATCTATACCCCCTGTACCGAACAGGGACTCGACAAACTTACGACTGAGGTTTTCCGCAATGACGCGGTTCACGCTGGCAGCAAGTGAGTTGACAAATCCCAGCAGCTTTTCCTTTGCTGTCTTCGTTCGGTCGGTGAGATCAATCAGGAAGTTAGTGAGGCTATCCTGAAGGGCGTCAATGGAAGTGGCGCGAATCTGTCGATTAAGTGACGCGAGGGAATCCGCTGCGTCCTTTGTTGTTTCCGCCGCACTCTGAGCCTGCTGTTGCAGCGCTTGATCATTACTGGCCTCGGCGATGGACTTAAGGAGGGCAAGTTGTCGTTCTAGATCGCCAACATACTGCCCATTAATCCGTCGAATAAGCAGCAGCCCCTCGGCTTCAGCGATGTCTCGATTTCGCACCGCGCGCTCCACGTCGGCGATCTTTTGTAGTCGCAAATCGTTTAACCGAGTGAACTCCTTCTCGGCCAGTCGAAATTGTTCGGCAAAACTAAGCTTTCCAAGGCGATCAATAGCAATATCTGTCTGAGCTATGAATTCAGTCAGCGCCGTCGGCACCGTGCGACCAGCATCGAAGAGGGCCAGCGCTACTGCTTCGACGCTGTCCCGCTGCCGGATAAGCTCCTCGCGAAGCTCGCGCTCGCCCGCTAGTCGTCGCTTAACTGCCTGTTCTTCAGTCAACCCTCGAAGTTCGACGTCGTTAGTAATCTGATCCTCAAGGTTTGATTGTCGTTGTTGTGCCTTGTTAACAACATCCTGAACCGCCGTGAGTCGATTTAGTGCTCGTTCTTGCCTGATAATTCCCTGAATAGCTTCAATCTGCGTCTGGTTACGATCTCGCGCGATCCGCAGCTCCTCAAGCTCGTCTGCTTTCCTGTTAGCAGTCGCAGCCCGGATACGTTTATTGAGCGTCTCTTGATCAAGCGCCAACTGCTGCAACGAATCCCGAAACCTCTCATCGGTAGCGGCATTGAGCGCGTCTTCGATCCGTTCGCGCAGTTGACCGTATTCAACTTCCAGTTGTCGTAAATCGGCCTGCTGTCGCCGACTGTGCTCGGCTAATTCCTGACTCGCTTCAGCGTCCGCCTGCCGCTGTTTGTCAGTCAGTTCCAGTATCTTAGTCTGAGCTTTGATAGCCTTCTCTTCAGCGGTCTTCGCGCCTGCCTGCGCCTTGATTTTTTCAGTTGCGGGAATGCCCGCCTGGCCCGCCCGAGCGAGGAAACGCTGCTGCTCGGCGATCGCCGCATCGACCAGTGCTTTCTGGTCATTGATCTCCAGTTGCAGGTTATCTTTTAGTAGCGCAGCGCGTTGAGACAGGTACAGGTGCAGGGAACGGAGGTTAAGACGGAAGGCGTTCTCGTTCTCCTGTAGCAACCGATCATTCTTCTGTTTCTCGATTATTCCTTGCTGCTCGGCAGAGGCTAGCGCGACCTCGGCTAAGGTCTTCGCCAGCTGCTCCTGAGCGTTACGTAAAGTAGTGCCGGACTTGTCCTTAGCGCGTCCCTTGAAGGCGGTCTCTAACTGATCATGCAGGAAATCAGCCAGCGACTTACCTTGTAACTGCCGTTCCCGCTCCACTGTCTGTCGTAGTTCCGGCACCGCTTCAATCATCTGCCGTAGCGACTTTAACGCTCCCTCGAAATCGACACTGGTTTCACGGGCTACTGCTGCCGCTGATTGAATGAGTTCCTGTCGCGCCTTTGCTGCTCGCTCGGCCTTATCGCCTGCCGCATTCAATTGTCGCTCGTTCTCGCTCAGTGAACGATTAAAGGCGTCAGTAGACTTCGTGGCTTCGTCGGTCTTTTTGATGTACGCTTCCAGTACCGGCACCATTTGCTCGACGTCGCCTTTAAACCGGCCCATATTCTTAGCGAGGATAAGAAGCTGACGAGCGGTTAGATGGTGCTGCGGATCGAGAACGCGCAGGGTAGCGAGGTAGTCGCTCATTTCCTCTCGCGTTTCCTTAGTGTTGTCCGATAACTCTTCCTGTCGGTCCACTAGCCGCGCTGACTGCTCTTGCAGGTTTTGAATAGCTCTCACGACGTCAACGGAGGTGCTTTGACCTAACCGCTCCAGTTCGCGCCGCGTGACGTCGGTAATTCTCCCTTCGCGCTCCAGTGTTTCAACCAGCGCGTTATTTGCGGCGATCCGTCCAGCTATCGACAGTCTGCCCTGTTCATTAGCAGCGACAATCGCGGCGCTGGCGGCAATCTGTGCGGCTACGTTGGCGGCCTGCTGGATACGCTCCTGACCACGGAGTTCGATCACTTTCTCCAGTTCGGCTCGCAGTGCAATCAGTCGCTTTTCTTCGTCGGTAATGCCCGATACTCGAATCTTGGCTTGCGTGTTGAGTTTGTCGTAGATGTCGGAGAGTCGCTGCTGCTCGTCGGCGGTGCGTTCAACTCCCGCTTCTAATCCGCCGAGAAACTTAGCCTGCTCCTCCAGCGCCTTAACCTCGTCGTTAATCTTTTCCGCGTGCTCCTTACTGATCGTGATGGCGTCTTTCTGGAAGGCGTTATAGATCGCTATAGCAGCCGCTCCCGCTGCCAGTGTCGCAACGAAGAGACCGAGACCACCGCCGATAGCCAAAGATGCGGTAAAAGTATTGGAGGCGGCAGCGGCGTTCAGCGCGGCTACTGCGTATGCTCGCATGGCGGCGATACTGGGAATAATTCCTGCCACGTTCAGTTCAATTAATCCCACCAGCAAGCGGCCCACGCCTAAAGTAAGCTGGCCTACTACAAAAGCCACTGGGCCAAGCGCGGCAAGTAGCAGACCGACGCCGATCACTACCGCTCGTACCGGGCCGGGCAGTCGCGCGAACCCCTCGGCCAAGCGGGTAATGATTGGACCAACTACTTCTACTAATCGAATAAGACTAGGCAGGAGCGCCTCACCCACCGCCGCCGCCGCGCGAAACACCTCATCACGGAAGTTCTCAAACGAGTTCTTTGCTCCCGCCGCCGCGCGGGGCAGGCGTTCCAGTTCATCGGTGAGGATGCCGAGGAATTGTTTAGTAGTAAGGCCGAGATCCTGAATATCGTCAGCATTCACGGTACCGAACGCCTGTAGTAATGCGCGTCCCACAGCGGGCGCTGATTCGATAATCGGACGGAGATCCTGTGATAACACCTTACCTTTGGCAGCAAGTTGACCCAACTGCACCGTAATGCGATTTAGCTCATCGCGTCCCCCTCCAGTAAGCGCAACAGCATTCGCGAACTGACGTAGACTTGTCTCCGCTTCCTTAGCGCTGAATCCCACCGCTTGCAGGCGAATCGATCCTTGAATCGCCTCCTCGAACCCGATGCCGGGAAGCTTGGCGATCTGCGTTAACCGGGCGAGTTGACGATTAGCCTCATCAGTTGAACCGACAATGGCCGCGAGTCCACGTTTAAGCGAATCCATCCGCACGGCGGCGTCTACTGAGGCGGCTCCGACAGCAGCTAAAGGAGCGGTAATAGTCACGCTTAAAGTTGCGCCCAGTGATGCCAGTCCTTGACCGACGCTACGGAGAGCGTTGCCGACGCCGAGAATACGCTGAGTGGCTTGTTGACCGGCTCGTTCAATAGCTCGAAATGTCTTAACGTGCGCGTCGGCCTGCTGGCCTAGTTGCCGACTGGTAGTGGCTGCTGCGGTGTTTAGTCGCTGCTGGGCCAACTGTAGCCGCTGGGTGGTTTGCGTTGCGCGGGTCTGTGCGTTGCTTAATTGCTGAGCGCGAATACCAAGCGCCTGTTGTTGCTGAGCGAGACGCTGGGCGCTAATAGCCGCTCGTTGCTGTTGTAGTTGAAGTCGCTGAGTCGCTGCCGATGCGCGATTAATCCCCGTGGCGGCTTGCGTTCCACCAGCTAATCCAGCAGTACGTTTGAGTTGCTGCTCGACCTGTTTCAAGCCACGCAGGGTCTTCTCCAGCCCGCGTAGCAGGGTGTCAATGTTAATAGTTAAGGTTGTTTGGTTGTCAGCCACCGTGAACCTGTTTCCAGCCCTTTATGTCTTTCGCCTTCTCGTGTAAATGAACGGGAATCTGCCGCCACATATCGGATATGTCGCTTTCAATCTTCTGTTGCTCTTGCGGGGAGAGGTCTTTGAACTGGAAGTGCGCCTGAAGGTCTAATAGGCGCTGCTCCTCGGGCGTCATTGGCCCACGGAGACGCGAGGGAGCGCGACCTTCAACCTGCGCGTGCTGCTGATCTATTACGCGATTGAATTGCCGGAGACGCTGGATCTCCTTTTTGTACCCATCGTTGTCGAGCTGGGCAACGCGGTATTCGTAGATGCGGTTGATGCGATCGTTCCGCTCGCGCTGGTCTATCGCCCGGATGAAGCGGTTGATATGTTCCAGCGTGTAGACGTTTACGATGGTGTCGTAATCGTGTCCTCGGTAGATGAGATCGTCGACGATGGCCCACCACTGGTCGGGATTTCGGGCGCTAACTCGGCGAACATGGCCTTGAACCGTTCGAGATTGGCTGGGGTAAAAAAATCGCGGTTCTTGACCACCGCCTTGACGAAGATTCCTACTGCGTCGGCCAGGTCTTCCGGTTGGTCTCGCTCGCTGAGCCATTCCAGAGGCTCCTGCGTGGCTATGCTGACTATTGGTAGGAAGGCGGGACTGGAGACTCCGACGCCCTGGGCCACGAAGCTGATCAGGTCTTCCTCGTTCGGCTTGGTCCCTAGCTTCATCGCCTGCACTACGAGAACGCCAATAAATCCGGCCCACTCCAGCGCTTGCGCCAACTGCCCCAGATTAAACCTGCGAATCTGGTACTCACGCTTCTTGCCGTTCTCGCCAGTAAAAGCTTTGACGGTCTCTGGCAGATTGGTAATCCGAGGCAGTTGAGGCTGGTTATCCATGCGTTCTCCTAGGCTGACGGCGACGCTGAAGCCGAAGGTGAAACTGAGGCCGACGGCGACAGTGACGGACTGACTGACGGTGACGGCACTGCCTGCACCGGCGGGTCGAGATAGATGAAGCGCGCGAACTGGCCCGTAGGTCCGGCTTCTGATTTTGTCGTATCCACCAGCGCTGAGCCGTTGAGCACTAGTTGGCCAAACTCATCGTTGATGAGATTGAAGTTCTCTGCCGGATCAAGCCGCACCTTGAACACATCAACTATCGTACGCTCGAAGTCTGACTGACCGCCGACGATGACCGACGCTGCGGTGTTGAAGTTGACCAGCCGGACGTGGACTTCCGGGGCTGCGTTTTTGAATACGCCGATTTGCCGCGCTGCCGCGACTGTGCCGCTCAGGGTAATCGGGCCAGCGAGGCCGGTGACATCCGTGAAAACGATCACGCCGGATTGATCCACGCTGTAGAAGGAAGTGGTGACTGGCGTGCCTGCTGACTTGACAACTGCGCCAGTGATGCGACCAGTAATCAACGTTGTCGAGGTATAGCGCTCGCCGACAATCGGCGCTCCGGCGATAACTGGCGCGTCTGTCAGCGTGACTGTAGCCACCTGAGACGCCGAACCGTAAGTCGCCAGCTCGACGTTGGTCTCACGGAAGTCATCCACCGTAATCGCCACGGTCGCGGTTAGCTCAGTGATAATGCGCGCATCGGTAGTGCGGCGTCCGGTGTACGATTCCTTATGCGTGAGCGTGTCGGAGGCGAGGCCCAGCGTGAACTCGGGGATGTTGCCAAACCAGACAAACTCAGTTGGGTTGCCGCTGGTGTTGCGGTTGCTCCATAATCCAGGGCCTTGTCCACTAAACAACGACATTTAACACCTCCCAATCATTGTTAAACGCCATTTCCATAGCGGAACGGGGCGTTAGGTAGTAAAATTGAGACGGCTCGCCCAGGTGGTTAAGACACCCGAGAGAGCCTAACCATTTTGCAAACCTACAGGAGAGGTTCACGCCGTGGCTGACCAAATTGTACCCCAGTTCAAAACGTCCGAGGAGACTCGTGCGAAAAGTCGTGAAGCACAAAAGAGATGGCGAACTAAACACCCTGAGCGATACAGGGCCAAGCAGAGAAAACAGAACCTTAGACGTTACTACAACCTGAAAGCAAAAGGGCTGTGTACCCTGTGTAGTAAGCCTTCCTGCGAGGGCTTTGTCTATTGTACTACTTGTCGAACAAGGCTCGTTAAAGCGACTACTGAGTGGAAGCAGCGAATGCGAGACGCGGGATTGTGTAACCGTTGCGGTAAGCGGCCCTGCCTTCCGTCGATGAAAAATCGCTGCGATTCCCTTTGCGAACCTTGTTACTTTAGAAAAACTTCCACCGACTGCCTGAGAACCGCCAAGCACGGCGAGTTGATCGGCGAAAAACTGAAGTCGCAGAACTATCGCTGCGCCTACACTGGCGAACTGATCGTACTGGGCGTCAACGACTCGCTTGACCATATTCTGCCAATTTCCCGCTTCCCTGAACTCCGTCATGATCCGGCTAATACCGAATGGGTAACACGGAAAGTCAACTGCATGAAGTGGGACTCCACGCGGGAAGAATTTCTCGAAACTGCTCGACTTGTAGTTAACCACGCTGACTCGCTGCTGCTGTGATAATCGTTTTAACGTATTTGTCCTGCGCTGCTGAAACGTGACTGAAGTTTTGCACGATAGCTGCTGCTGAACGCATGTCCTCATAGGACTGAACTGCGTTTGCAATCTTCTCCCGTGACCAGCCGTGCATGTAATAGAGATGGTCCACCATGCCTGCGAGGTGTTGCACACGATCGCACTCACTGGTCACGCCGCCCATGTCTTCCGAGACCGCGTAATCGTCATAAGTCTTGAGCGTTTCATGGCCGTCTTGCCGGATTACCCGACCACCGACTTTGAGAAAGCGCTGCTCGCTGCCGGGGCACTGGGCAGGTAGCTGCCAGTAGCGCTCAAAGTATTGGTCCTGAATGGCGCAAAGTGCGTCTTTGGCCGATGCGTACTTAAAGGGATCGCGATGGTTCCAGTTGAAGCTGGCGACGGCGGGTTGGACCGCTTCACACGCCGCGCCCCAGGCGTCGCTCCGCAGTTCGCCGGTGTTGGCGATACGGGAGAATCGATCACCACTGCCGTTGTGTGGCGATTCCGGTCGCAGGGATGCGCCGTGTCTGATTGCTTCGCTTAACTTCATTGCTGTTCCAGTGGTTCGATTACCCTTACCGCGAGCGTTCCCTCGGCTGCGTGGCAAATAACTCCACTAAGCGGCACGGGCAGCATTGACGGCATTTGCAAACCGCCGTGGTCCTTAATGAACGCGCCCTGTCCGGCTAGTCCGGCAGTAGTGGTGGCGAATCCGAGTTTAGGGTTAGCGTTCAATGTCGTTCTAATCAATTCCACGTTCGTGCTAAAGATCGCCTCGCTGCCGTTTCCAAACTGGTAAGCGTAGGCGAGACCGAACCTTCTCGTGATAGTGTTCCGTCCGCGCGCCTCGGTGATTAATCGCGTGCTGTCTGACTGCGGCGGCGACTGGTCAAATCCCAACTCAGTAATCATCAGGCAATTGATCCGTTGTTCCGTTCCATTAGTCAGCGTGGCAACGTCGAGTGACGATCTCAGCACTGTCGGATCTTCACCTTCCGGTAGTAAGTACGCGAGCGGCAAGTAGTCAAGGATCTTGGCCTTCTTCGTTCCCGAAGTGGCGATTACAGGAGTCAGTAATGCGACGAGCTGCGTCTTGATCTGATTCGCTGTTGGTGGAGTTGCCACATTACTGCCTCAGTTCACTGTCACGTGCTGCGCAAATCGTCTCGCTTTCAATACCGCCATATCCCTTACCTGCGGCGCTGCTACTGCCACTGCAATGCGACCGAACCTGCGCGCCGTCATTCCGGGCCTGTCGCCATAGCGATAACCTCTCGGCGCTGGTCTACCCGTCGCTGCGCCTCGCCTGCCAGTGCCGTACTCGCCGAAGATCATATAGAACGCTGTCGGACGCAGGCGATAGGTCTTTCGATTACCGCTCTCAACTGTCTCTTCCGTTGTGGATTGCAAACCTGCGCCAGTGTGGAAGAAACGCTGATGGACACTAAGCGCGTATTCACGGCGCAGGATCGTGCGTCCGCTCGCTAAGATTTCATCACGCAGCCCTTCGACTCGCTGGCGTAAGTCGCTGAATATCGGACTAAGTCGTAGTGTTACCAGATCGGACATTTAGACTCGCTCTCCTGTCGGACTGAGCTTGAACTCCCACGCTGGAACACTGCCGGTAAAGTTTGGCTTCGTGATCACTTTGAATACCATGTCACCTACCTGCACGGCGGTCATGTCTCTCAATTTTTGCAATCGGCAACCTTCCACGTCCACTACCTTCAATAGCAAGTATCGTTTCCCTGTCACCAGTTCCGAGTACTCGCGTTTATCCAAATACCAGTGCGAGTCATAGGTGGCAATCGGGGTCGCGTATGGCGGCTGCGTGACGCTGTATAGTTTCAAGCAAACATCACTGAGAAATATCGATCTGAGCTTATCGTAACTGCGACCCAGCGCTCGCGCTATCTTCGTCCCTCGTTCAGCCATCTCAATACACCCACAGCACCGGCACGCTGGTTGACGCTACTGTGCCTGTAATGTCGGCGTCTCTCAATTCGGGTAGTCCTAAGAGGAGACGCATTCGACGACGAATATCATCCAGTCCCTCCTGGTCGCTGAGCCGGACGCCATCGCGGCCACCTTCCAGACTGAGTAGATCCCCCGGAGTAATTTCACGCCATGCAGTGACGAGATCCAGTGCCCGTCCCCATTCGGCGTTATTTAAGTTGTCAATGAGCGTGGTGATTATAGTGCGACTGATTTCGCCGGTAACTTCACGAACATCGGTAACGTCCTCGTCGGTTGGCGTAGGAGAAGGCATCTATCACCTCCACTACACGCTCGGACTTGCCGATGAACTGGGTGATGCTGATGCGCTTGGCGACGGCGATAGCGACACGCTCGCGCTTGGCGAAGCGCTCAAGGAAGCTGAAGCGCTAGGTGATAACGACGCGCTGGGCGACACGGAGCTTGACGGCGACGCACTCTGACTCACGGTGGTGATGGTCGGTGTCTGCCAGAGACCGTCGGCGTCAACAACGCGAATCCCTCCGGCGCGCATCATTGCAATTGACCCTTTGCCGTAGCCCGACGCGGAGCCGTTGGTGAATAAGGTGTCCAGCACTAATTCCGAATCCATCCCAATGACGATAGGCTTCCCACCGGCGTCAATCCCAAACTGAAACGCACCATAAGTGCGACCGTTATTACTGAACAGTCTCAGGAGTCGATTGTTGACTTTCTTAAACCACATGTAGCGTCCTCGCTTTCCAGCAAACGGGTTCCGTAACCCTACTCAGCTACTTCTCAGTCTTCGCATTCTTGGTCGACTTCCACGTGCCGGTGATATCGCCGCGGTCTTTCATCGCGTTCAGTTCCTTCTGCGTGAAGGCGGCGGCAAGTTCGTCTTCCATGCCTGACACAAGAGTTTTCGACTGCGGGGTTCTGCGTCCTTCAGCACTCGGAAGCATCACGCGGATTCCGTGGATAATTTCTCGATCATCTTTAGCCATCGAATAATCTCCTATGTAACCAACGTGTTCTCGACGCGAAGTTTTTGCTCGTTGGGAATCGTCAACGGATTGACCTGTACTTCCACGGTTAGATCTCGGCCCATCACGGCCTCATCGTAGTACACCGTCTGTCCGCGCTGATCGATTCCGGCCTTCGGCAGCGACCTGACCATTTCCATTGCACGCTTCACGGGAGCGAAAGCAGTGCGCCCGACTACACCGCCTGATGGAACCGCCGCGATGTAGCCAGCAGGCCAAACATTCGCCGGAACGGTAGCGGTGCCGCCGTCGGTAAATACTTCGAGCGTGTCGTCGAACAGGAAGAAGTTGAAGGGGATACCGAGGTCGTCGCTGACCTGTTCGGCAATTCGCCCGCGTGGGATAATTGTTCCGAGCGGCCCATTTGGCGCATCGGCGTGGATGGCGCGATGCAGCGCGGTCCTGAGCACGACGCCTACCACTGGACCAACCTTGTCAATCGCGTCCTCAAGGAAGCTAATCAAGAGATCGTAGGCGTTCTGACTGGGATCATCCCATGCCGTGCCAGCAGTGGTTAGGCGATCCGCCGGGAAACCGAAACTGAACACGGTAGTCTGCCCCGTTTGCGGGTTCATTGCCACATTGGTTCCGGTAGCCCAGGCGGTGAAGGCGTCAACTTCGATGCGGCGATAATTCGCTTCCACGATCTGCGCCACCTTGCCGGGAATGGAACGTCCAATGATTTGATCGATCACTTCAGAGTTCGCTGCCGCGCGCTCCGCCAGTTTCTGCATCTCATACTCATTCCACTTGTAATAACCTTCCACAGGAATGATTGAGAGTTCGCGGGTCGGCGGGGTCTTATCGGGAATCAAGCGGCCCCGAGAGTTCCATTCGCGTCGATCCGAAGTTGGACGGAAGTCAATCGTCGTTACTTCACGTAAATCTACCGAGTCCACGTCCTGTCGAGGAAAGAAGGTAGACCATCGCAGCCGCCCGGAATCGTTCGCCGAGATTGTTTGCGCCACCACGGTAAGAGAGGGAGGCGATAATTCCTCAACTACGGGGATTAGTGATCTCATCGCTCAGTCGCTCCTTATGTGTTGGTCAGGTGAATCATCGACCCGGCAGCGTTGAAGGCTGCGAGTTCGTTGGCGGTGTACGCGCGCCCCAGGTTATCCTCGGCAATGTCTCGGTTGATTTCGCCGATAGTTCCCATGCCCAGAGGATAAAGGCGGGTATCGGCGGCAAGCGTTCCGTCGGTCGGCGGCAGGACGGCCATGCGCAGGTTTTGCGGCTCAGGGTTAACGGCGTAAATAAACTCTCCGCCCGTCCCGTCGGCTAGGGTGCCGTCTTTCTTAAATGCGACCCCTGGCTTTAAATAGCCATCCGCGTCCACTTCGGCGGTGGTTAGCTCGCTGATGTCTACCACGACTTGCTGCATACCGAGGACGCTGCCGATGAACACCGGCCCGTAGGTGGTGTCTCCGACTGTTTTCTTGATAGATAAAGGCATGGATTGAATCTCCTATGCTGTGTTTCCAATTCCAAAAGCAGCCTTAACATCCGTCGCGGGCCTGCTTTCATTCCAGTTCTTACCGAAATCTCGCGCCCAAGCGAACGGATCGTTCTGCTGTGGCGTGGTAGTGCTGCTGGTGGTATTCACGGTGACGCCGTTCGATTCCGTCTTCGTCTTCAACGCAGTCAGGAACGGACTGTGGTCCGGTGACGATTCGAGATATTCAGCCGCAGGCTTCTCAATTGTCTTGTCACCGTCCTTGACCAGCGCGAACACCTTCTTCCCGTCCTTGTCGGTGCGGATGTCGAAGTCGGGGAGGTTGGGCAGGAGTACAAACGCCTTAGTGTTGTCGTAACCCAACTCTTTTGCTACTTCTACCAGCTTCTCCTCGCGCTTGCGCTTGTCCTCGCCTTCCTTCAAGGTGCCATGCTCAGTCAATTTGACCTTCACCTCAGCAGGCTCGCCCAGCGCCTTGTACTCGTCAAGGAGCGCGATGTCGGATTTCGATACTGCCACCTGCCCCCGCCCAAGGTTCCCTGCGCGAGCGCTTTCCAGATCCGAAGTGAGTTGCGTCACTTTAGTCTCCGCGCCTTGTTTCTCGCTGAGAAGCTTAGCGTTGTGCTTCACTGCCGGGTGCTCGTCGGGAATGTCGGCGTGCCACTTCCCATCCTCGCGCTTGGAGTAGTGCTCCCGTAAAGCTTCGGGAACATCGGTTTGATTTGCGTAAGATTGCAACATTGTCCGCTGGACTCCTGTTGTTCCGGCGCTGCCGGGTTGGTTAAAAGAAAATGCCCGCGTCAAGGAGCACTTGGCTCACTCAGCGCGGGCTTACGAAGAAGCACGTTTTAGGAATGTCCCCTATAGCGGAGGCGCGGATTTCCGCGTTGAAACCGCCGTCGCCGGACACTCTAACACAGGTTTGTCATAGTTAGTCAATAAATCGTGCAGCCAGTGCAGGGAAATGGTGCAGCGATGGATTTCGCCGTGATGACGGGACTCGATGACGAGAGAGCCGTTGATGACGCGGGCGCTGGGGAGAGAGCAGGTTGGGTGGTCGCAGGGGATGGGGGTCATTTGTCGCTGAATCGGATATTTCGTCGTCGGCGCGTCTGCGCTGTTTTCCGATTATCACGGAATGCTTGGAAGACAATAAACCTGCCACCGTTGGCCGACGGAACCAGTTTGAAGTTTAGGCGATGTACTAAACCGCAATCGCAACACTCTATTTCGTAGCCTCGCCGTCGCGGCGTAATCCACTCTCCCGCGTTGACGGAACGGCGGCTCAATTCACCGCTCCGGTAGTCGTGACGGGAGTCTCCGTGTCCGGTTCCGCTTTCGGCATTGGAGTCGGCGTAGCAGGTAGCTGTCCCTCCTCGGCGTCAATACGCGCTAACTCCGCGCCATTATCCTCCACGCCGCAAAGGTTGCGCGCCGTTTCGTCACTAATAATCGGTTTAAGACGCGGCCCGCCCGGTTTACGCATCTCGATCACCTGCTGGATAAACGCGGGATCTGGAACACCGGCGTCGATGAGACAGTTGAAGTCGGCGCGGAGTTTGGCGAACTTACTGGTTTGATTCGACAGTTGCGCACTTAATCGTAGCGCTACCTCCAGTTGCCACCGCCCACAGGCGTCTAGTTCAATCTTACTATCCTTGAGACTGCGCTCGTACTCCTTTCGCGCCACCTCGCGCGCTCGTCCACTCGTGTCAGCCTTATCGACAATAAGCACATGGCGCTGGTGACACTGAGAGTAAATTGCCTCCTTCTCCTCGCTGATGGTCTTCTGAAACGAGTCCACTGGGACAGGTTCAAGGACGTTTACGTTCGGGTTAGTGTAGCCGGTGATGTTTCCGTCTTCGTCTCGAATCGGCACTCCCATCAGGAAGTTCACCGCGCCGACGCCAGCTTTGAACGTGCCGGGGAAGCGCCCATCGGCGGTCTTAATAGTCGCGGTGGTAATTGTAGGCTTATCGGTTTTGGGTAGTGGGGGCTGTGCGTTGGTCACAGTGACGCCCCGTGAGCCTGCGAGATTGACATTGCGCATCATCATCGTATGCGCGAGGTTGACTGAGCGTTGAGACGACTGCACCTGCTCGGTGATCAATTGCTCGACTTCCAGTTGGTAGATGAGCAAATGTCCGCCGAGTCGATAGGGACCGTAGTCGGCGCTGGAATCGTCATCTTTCACTACTCGACATACTGTATCGCCGCGTTCGTTAAGAAAGCTCAATTCAGCGCAATTACGCGTGATGTCGCCATTCGCGTCGTGCTCCTCGTAGAGGAAGACACCTATCTCCTGCTGCGTGTCGGGATCGATAAATACGCCGCCTCGATCTGAGGTCACGGTCTCGAAGTGGATTAGATTCAGCGCGGTCGGGATGTCAGAGGCGGTGATCGACGCGCCGGGAGGGAGAGGCGCGCCGTTGACGAAGCGCGGAATGAATATACGACGCACCGCGATCCCCTCGCAGAGCGCGATCCGCAGCGCCTTCTGCATGTCCTTGAGCGCCTTCCGCTTGTTCCACCACGGGGTCAGGGTTTCGCCAGTCTCCTTGTCGCGTTCGGCTCCGGTAGTGGCGGCGATGGGAAGGAAGGACCACGAGGGTTCGCGACCGAGAATGCCGCCGACGTGCGTGTTTGTGACTTCCTTAATGACGTTCTCGCTCACGAATCCTGCTTCAATGTCAGCAAGGATGGCTGCGTGTCCGGGGAGAGCGCGCGGGGGGAGTTGGCCGATAAAGCCATCCCCGTTTAACCACATATCGCCTAGGTACATCTCAGTGGCGGTAATCGCAGTCACAGTGCGGCGGACGTTGCGCTCGACCGTGGAGGATGTCAGGCGACGAAGAGTTGACGGGAGCGGGAAATAGCGCATCCCGTCTCGCGGAAGTACGACCTTTGCGCCGATGAGATTCACGGCGTCGTCGTAGTCGAAGGTGGGGAAGGGTTTGCTCATTACTTCGTAGCTTCCTGAACCTCACGATAGTCAGCTAGCGGTTCAGCGGCAATCAGTATCACAAGGCTGTCTAACGTCCTACCTGACTCACTTATACCTACGGCTTGATGACGTTCTCGTACCTCTCCGATTAACTGCATAATTCGGCGGCGCTCATCGTGACGGCCCAGTTCATACATACCTGACTGCCTGTTCATACTATTCCTCATTATCTCACGCACTCGGACTCGCACTTGCCGACGGACTCACACTCGCACTCGGCACGTCCACCACGCCATATAAATTAACCAACTTATATTTATATTGCGCCGTCCCATGTTTCCCTGAATCGTAGTCGAACTCGATAGTGACGGTGCGAATCTCAAACGGCTTACGTGGTCTGATAATTGCATTCTGCTCGCTGGTGATTTCCAGGTCAATACTCGCAGAGAGAGAGCCGATTGCAGTGGAGGGCTGAATGTTCGTTCGACTCGCCTCGTCGTCAATGCGATAAGTGGCAGTGTCGGGAGTGACGGACGCGCCATCCTCGTCGGTAAATGTAACAGTGATAGTTACAGAGGAGCGCTCGTTATATTGATCGAGGCATTCGTTAGCCATTTGAAAGCACTTCACCCGCGACGGTTAATCTCAAGGTTTCGAGACTCTGACACTGCTCACATGTGGCCACTATTCCGTACGGGGTGTCGTAACGCTTGACTGCCTGAGCGCCCGCCTTGACGTGATCGCATAGGTACCGCTTCTTAAGCGCGTCACTAATCCGTAGTTCTCGAAACGAATCTCCCAACCTTCCTCGTTCCTTAGACATTTGCCAATTCCTTCAATACTTCTTCTAGTCTCCCCGCCACCTTGGGCCACCCCGGTATCACGTCGTCCGTTTCCTCCCACCCCTCGGCGTACTTCTTATTCCTGAAACTCTCCGGTGTCCAGTGGTTGCCGGTAATTGTATCGCCGTGGCGAATGTCGAGATTTGGAAACTCCGATTGCCACGACTCAGCGGGGGAGTTGTCGTAGCCGTTTGGTAGGCCGCGCGTGCCCGGCTCGTATCCATTCTTCCGACTGAACCCTTCCGCTTCGATGCGTCGCACTCTCTCCCTGTAGTGTTCAAGGGCTAACTCCCGCCAACAGCATAACCCAGATAGTTGTTTGCAGTCAGTAGTTTTTACCGCGTGACCGTCAGGGGAACGGACGCGCCAGACGTTTGTATTGTAGTAGAATTTCGTCTTATCAGGTGGAATGAAGTCGAAGTGCGAAGGGTGATACAGGACATCGTGCTCGCAGAAGAAAACGATGTCAGCCTTGAGTCGCTCCAGTCCGGCGAGGATTTGTTTGTGCATGGTTAGTGGTCCGCGCGGCTCGTTGATGACGATGTTCCAGTCGCCGAAATCACAGCGTTCACGGGAAACGCAGCCGAGTTCGTGACCATTGCGAGCGTGGAGGAGTTGATTGCGCGCGGCGGTGGCAAGGGGGTCGGAGAGAGTGGAGCAGGTGTAATAGAGACAGCCGACAGTGGGTTTGATCTGCGGCCAATCGGGCACTGGAGCAAACTTCCTCACCAGCCAGTCGAGCGAATACTTCGCCTTGGGCCATTTATTGCCTAGCCAGATTTCTTTTCCTCGTGCCTTGGCTATCTCCTTTCGCCCGCCTCCGGGATAAGGAAACCCAATTCCACCAACCCTGAAGAAATGAGCAAACCACGTTCGCTTATTAGTTACCAGTCTGCCACCGGATAAATGTGTCTTGCATGAAATTTCCGTTCCCATGTCGCCCCATGAGCCGAGAGATTCATCAAGGCCGTCAAGCTCCCAATACCTTTCTCGTCTCATGGCCCAGCAAGCGCCCAGCAAGCTCATAGTGTCCGCAATCTCACCTTGAGACTCCGGCCTCTTTCCTAATGCTCCCCAATACTGGAAATCTAAATTAGAGTCGAAGCGCCAGAAGTCAGTAACAGTATGCTTCCAGCCGCCCTTGCTCACCCCGCGCTCTTTCCCCGTGCCGTCAGTCGGATGCCAGACGATAACTTGGGAGTGATAGCGGCTGTTGCACTTGGCGCAGCGCGAAGGTTTCGGCGATTGGTAGGTACGCTCGCCGCATTGCTTACACTTCCAATCGAAGACGTGCAGGTTGTACTGGCGCGGCACAACCGTCCATAGCGGGTCGAACTCCGCGAGTAGCTTTGTGTCGAAGTCTTTATCGAGTGCCGTGTGCGCGTCCAGCTTCATCACGTACTCGCCTTGAGCTACGCGGGCTGCTTCATTGGTGGCGGCGCGTTGGCCTATCGCTTGACGATGATGAATGACGGTGACGCGCGGACTAGCAGGGAGCGGAGTCTTGGGCCAGTGGTCGGAGTACCCATCGAGAACTATGACAATTTCCGTGGCGTCGGAAGTGTTTGCAAGGACGTTAGCAACAGTATGATGAAGGAGATCGATGTCGTAGTAGTGCTCGTCGCGGGCGGGAATAAGGATCGAAAGCGCGGGGAATGCCATCGGGCGGGGATGATAGCATAGGTATCACCAGAAAATCTTAGTTGAGGGACTTAACACCTCCGACAAGGTAACGCTAAAGCCTCGTAGCTTTAACTCACCTACTACCTCGTCACTGGGCCAACCATCAAACTGAACATAGCGACTATTGCGCCTAGCTGCTCGTTCTATTAGTTCCAAAACTTCGTCTACGGTCTTACTTCCGTGGTCAAATAAATGACGCGCCTCTTTTGCTGTTTTAATCATGGTTTCACCCACATAAAATCAACCGACTTGTGTCCCTGAAAGATGAACCAGATCGGAATCCGATGCGCTTTCGTATACGCTTGTACAGCTTCCACTGGCCCTGCACCCCAGCGTTTCTCGTCGAGAGCGTAGTAATCATCGCCTGAGACGATCCCACCTGAACGGACGCGCTTGGACCATTCGATAAGATCCTGTATCACATAGTCGAAGGAGTGGTTGCCGTCGATGTAGCAGAAGTCGAGCGATCCCTCTTTTACATCCTGTACCGCCTCCATGCTGACCTGCATGACAGCGTGGGCCGCGTAGTCTTTCGTCTTGCGTAAGACTTCTCTATATGCAAACTCGTGCTTCTCCTTAGACTTGTTCTGCGGATTGTCGCTGTATGCGTGCCACGGATCGACCAGCAGGAGTTCGCACTCGGGATTCGCCTTCAGCAGTATCTCGCTATATATCCCTTCCGCGACGCCGACTTCCGCGCCGCGCTTGAACCCCAACTCCGCAAACAGTTGGGCCAAGTTGTCACGATGGAAGTCTCGCAGTTCAATCGGCATTGGAGCGCGCAGGCGACGGTCGGAGATGGAGAACTTGCGGATGAGGTAGTCGTTGAGGGCGGTGGGCGTGGTCGGGACGAGGGTGTTCACGCCGCCGGGAACGTAGAGGGCGGGACGCTGGGCTATGACTGCCTCCTGGTACGGCTTCGCACGACTCTCCGCTTCCGCGAACCCTTCCGGCATCTGCTGAATCGGGTTCTCGCCGTCACGCACGTCAAGCCTCTGCATCTGCCCGATAATCAACCAGTCCTTCTCGTCGCGTTCAACTACAACCTTCTCACCGTTTCCGCCGTAGCGATAAGCCACCTGTAGTCGCTTCTTCTTACCGCGAAAGGGATTGCCGACACCTAATTCGTGGTTAGTTACCACGATGTCCAGTGAATTATTGAGAACCTTGTCCCTGAGAGCCGGGAGCACGTTAACGTATTGACTGGGATGGTCGAAGCCGATTCCGTAGCGTGCCCAAAGGAGGAATAGTAAGCCATTGGAGCTTATTTCCAGCGACGAAATCGGAGCCTCGATTCTTCCGACCGGGTTAGCGTCAGGCCGCAAACCAAATGCGACTTTCTGTTTTACGTCTCCATATATCCTTACTTCCCAATCCTCCGGCCACCCCGGCACCGGCCAGAACCTCTCAATTAACCATTTGAACGGCAAGGCCTGTCTGGCCCATGCTTCGTTATAGAGCCACTTCATCGTGTGATTGCGGCCTTGGGTGAGCCATGATTCGTCGAGACGATAACCACGCCCACTCTTACCCGTGGTGCCTTTGTAGTCCTTGCCCTTGTGTAGATGTGCGTACCATGTTTTCTTGTTGATCACCCCGCGCCCGCCGGAGAGCCAGCACTTAAGGAAAAGTTCCTGCGCCTCATTCCAGAATGGCCCATAGCTCGCTTCGTCCATGAGTTCCAGTTGCCGAAAGTAGTCAGCGGTCATAAACCAGCACGATCCTTGAGACGACATTTCATCGTCAATGTCGTATTCAGGATTACCGGCGCGTTCCCTTGCGCGCTCCTCCCAAACCTTTCCATTCAATCCCGCGCCGCCGAAGTCATTCGGATTATCAGGGAAGGAGATGTAGTGGTAGTCGATGTCGGGTTTGCCTACGTCCTGTACTTGCCAGTTCTCCGCATCGAGACGCTTGCGCCGCGGGACGACAATCCAGTTATCCTCCATGTCGACTTTCAGCTTCTCGTCAAACCCCTGGTCTAACATGCAGTGCGCGTCGAGTTTAAGCAGGTATCGCGCACCCCGAGAGATAGCAGAAGCGGCGGCGGAGTTGATAGCCGCGCGTAGCCCTCGCGGTTCGCCGTGGTGGACGGTGTGCAGGTTGGAGTAACGCGCGGTAATGTCTTTCCAATCGGAGGGCCAGTAACCCTCTAAAGTGACGACGACCTCGATTTCCCCGGCGGCGTTGTCGAAACAGGATTGGATCGTCTGGTTGAGATAGGTTTCGTTGCGACTAGGGATTAGAACTGAGATTTTATCTGTCATTTATTATTCCAAAGTGGATAAGCACCTGTATGAATGGCAATAGCGCCAATCACGAATACGAGAGAAACTAGCTCGAACCAAATAGCGTAGCAGATAAGTGTCTGTCGCCGCTTTGGGTCCACTAAGGACCACGTAAACAGCACTATGGCTATTAGTGAGTTACCCAACACAGCTACTAGTCGAAATGTCATCGTTCCTCACCTTTCAATCGATCCATCATCTTATTCCTCTTCACTGTCAGCTTCCCGTCGATAAACGCGGTAATCGCCTTGTCCAGTGAAGAGAATTGCGCAGTGTCGCCGTTCTCGTAAGGCACTGGTTGATTGGTCTGGCGATCGATCCAGTGGTAGTTGTCGCCGATTGCGATGACGCGGTAGCGGAGATTGCTGGTTAGGGTCATTTAATCTGTTCTTCTTTCCCGTGTGATAGACGTCCGTTCTCGGGCTTAGACGCCGCGATATAACGTTCAGCCGCAATGATCATCTCCGCTGACACTGAGCGCCGGTTCTCTCGGGCAAGTTTACGTATCCCATTCAGTACCTTGACGGGGAAATAGATGTGCGTATCCTCCACTTCTCGCTTCATAGGAAGATATTATCCTAGGGTATTCCCGCTGTCAAGGATTAGTTGCTGTAATCGTCACCACTGCCGATCGTCCGCTAAGTCCTACTCGACACGATCTCACGCTGAAAGTGATCGTTGGACCGCGCGAGTTGAAGAATACGCTTACTGGTCCGCTGATTGGAGCAGCGCTTGGCGAGACCGACGAGGAGGGACTGAGCGAAGGAGAGACTGAAAGGCTGATTGATGGTGAGATGGAGGAACTGGGCGAGAGACTGGGAGACTCGCTTGCCGAGGGACTAAGCGACGGTGACTCACTACTACTGGGTGACGGGCTG